TGAATATATTCCTCCATTCTTTTAAAATAGAGTAGATAAAAGCTTAGGTAAAGATAAGCCTTTATCTATTTAAATATCTAAAAAATATTTAATTTAAAGAGAGCAGTACTTAAAATTTGGCGATTGAGAGTAGCGCTCTTTTTTTACTATTTCACTATTTTATCTAATAAAGCAGATTTTTTATTTTCATAATCTTCTTTGCTAATTAGATTTTTTTCGTACATATTTTTTAGTTGAGTAAGTTTTGCAGTTGGATCATCTGTACCTTGTACGGAGGTAGATGTAGAAACAACTTCTTTTTTGCCTTTTTCTTCTGCGGCGTTCCATGGATATTCTTTGTATCCTTTACCCCATGGCATAGCTATTATATTAAGTACTGCTATTACCCAGCCACACAATGCTAAGTCACTATAAGCTGCTGAAGCGCTAAAACTTGTTAGAATGGCTAAGACGATAACGATAATATCTAAAATTGCTTCTCTTTTTTTAACCGGCTTTCTATTACGAGTTACTATATAAAAAATACCTAATCCTAACCCATAACCGGATGTAATAATTCCTAAAAAGCCTTGGCCCGCTGCATTATCTGAAATCGAAGAATAAATTCCTGTAACAGCTAACGCTTGTAGTAAAAATATTCCTGAAGCGATTACCATTAAGATACCGCATATAAATCGTCGCTTAATTAACTTTTTTTCTTCCATAAATAAAATAGAACCTCCGATGTGCCTTAGGTTTAACGTCACTGGCTTTTTATGGACGATAATTTTGATAAAAAGTAGAAATGTAAAAATGGAGAGTTTAATATATGTATCAGCTTAATAAAATTTTGCTTACGCTTTTAACTATAGGTGGAGTAGGGTTCATTAATTATATTGTGACCGATCAACTAGGAACGACTCAGCTTTATAAAGACGCTAATCAGATTAGGCTAGGATATTGCTTAGTTTGGTCATTAATTGACTATGTAATTTATCTAATTTTATTACAATGGTTCAAATCTTTTGTTTCGCCTAATTGGCTTCAAATCACTGTCACATTATTAACCATTTTAATTGCGTGGATCGGTACTAGTTTATTAGCCTATCCCTTGCACTGGATAACTTATAAATTTTATGACTGGGTCACAGCTCATCTAAAAATAAACAAGTTACTTACTACTGATGATGGAGATGTATGGGAAAAAATACTTGATGAAACACAATCCGATCAAACCTACATTTACCTGTTTACATTAGATCATAAGCCAATTAGTGCAGGACAAATATACAGATATTCGGCTGACGAAAATAGTAATTATCAATCAGTTGTTTATCCTTTTGCTGAAACACCGCTTGAAACTTACGATGAACTTCATGAGCGGGTGATGAATGAACACTATCAAGATAGACATCTCACATATGAGTATATTAATACAAAGCAAAATTTTGTTGCCTTAATTATTCAACCTCGTAAATCAAACTAATCATCTCGTGATGGTGCTTTAGTTGGCTTAGTAGGTTCTTGTTTGCTTACTGATCTGGATGATCTGTTTTGCACTTTATTAGGATCAATTCTAGTAATATGTTCATGATTGTCAGTCATTAATATTACCTCCAAAATATGATATAATTAATGTGTAGTGATTGAGATATTTACAAACTACACAGTTTTAAGCAGTAGCCATCCGAAAGGATGGCTTTTTTGTTTTGCCATTAATTATCTTTGCGCAATTCCATAATCTCCCAAAGATGAAAGTCACCATCTAATGCATTTTGTGCTTGTTCTTGGCTGTCATTGATACTTGCATCTAGTAGGGCAGAGCCAATGTAATCATGAAAGATATTAGGGCGCTCAACTTCATATCCCTTTTTAATAGCTTGTTCAACCTGTTCAGTGGTGCAATCGAAATACTTAGTAAATATTTCGATTATATATTTATCACTAATATCATGAACTAATCTTGAAAAAAGATAGTCTACATATTCTGGATCATAATCTGGTAGCATTGAAAAACCTCCTAGCTTTTACGCAAGTGCTGTCTAACTTGTTTAATTACTTCTACATTATGGGTACGGAAACCTAACGTAGCTTGAAGCGCCATTGTGTAGTCAAAGCTACAGTTAAAGTAGAAGTAGTTAATTAAGCGATTGTGTAGAGCTTGCGCACTAATGGAGTACTTGTTACGTATCTCATTAAAGTTCCATAATCTTATGTCAGCATCTAAGCTTACGTCAGGAACTATTAAGAGGGATGCAACAATATTAGCTTCTGTTTCTAATGGTTGATATTCTTCCGGGTAACTCATGTTTAGAAGCTTGCTAGTATTGATAAGTGCAGCCACTCTTGCGTAATCTGGATCACGTTCACTTTGATACATGTGTGAATACTCATGCAATGCTGTAAATACAATTCGCTCAAAGTTGTTTGTAGAAAGATTTAAGTAGAGGGTAGGTGGCTCGTACTTAAAGAATGTAAAACCAGATATCTTTCTAGCAAAAACCTCATCTACTGTAACTAGTTCGCGGGCATGGATATTTATGTTCCTCATATCAAACTGTGCATTAATGTTAGCTAAATAATTCATTTGATTATTTGCTACATGCCAATCGTCATAATCATCTTCTGGCTTAGCATAATAGAAAACAATTTGAGGTGAATATCTATTATTTAGGTAAGTTAGTGCATCATTTGCTCTAAGCTTTGTAATGCCTCTGTGAGTTGCTATCGAAGTTTGCTCTAATATTCTATTAGCGATTTCTTGACAGCTACAATAGGTATCAGGAGAAACTAATTCAAACTCCATATCAATTCACTTCCTAACTATTTAAATCTTTTGCTACTTTGAGGAGCTTAACAAATGATTGCTTAAATTTCTCTTTTTCCTCTTCTGTCATCCCATCGGTAGATTTACGGAATAAAGCAAGCATTTCTTCATCGTCTTTGTCTAAACCTAATTCATTTTCATTTTGTGAATCAGGAACTTTCCAATCGTCAGTTTTTCCTTCAAGAAATTCAATACTCGTAGGAATTGCACGTGCAATTGCAAGTAAAGTTGATTTTCGAGGGGTAACTCCTTGCTTATATCTATAAATAGCTTTTTCACTCAATCCAGCTTCTTCTGCAACTTTAATTACACTTTTTTTCTGTTTTTCGGCTGCGAATTGAATGCGTTCAAATAGCGTCATATAAAGGATTCTCTTTCTAACCCTTCAAAAATTGTGCCAAAAAGTATACTTTTATATTTGAATAAAGTACACAGTGTGGTATTATTATTTCTGTCAGGTAAAGTAATAACAAAATATTAGCAAATACTTAATTGAAAACCGCCAAGTTTATGTAATTGAGTAAGTCTGCTAATGCTTATTTCTTATACTCTGATGTTACACCATGTATACAATGTTATCAACTATTTATTAACATTTTGTGCAAAAAGATACTTTGGAGGTGAAATTATGCCATTAGAAGAACAATTGGATCAAGCAAAACAAGCAGTAACAACTGCGATTAAAAAGAAAATGCTTGAAAAAGGCTGGTCACAAACTGAGCTTGCTGAAACACTACGACTAAATAGAGGAGTAGTTAGTCGAGCAATTAACGGGGATGCTAATCCTCAATCAGTAGAGACTAGAAAGAAGATTTATAAAATTTTAGGAATGGAAGGTGAATAAAAATGGATGAACTAAAAGATTTAGTAATTATGAAAGATCGTCAAGCTGTGACAGATAGCTTGAAGGTGGCGGCGTCTTTTGGAAAACAACATAAAGACGTATTGAAAGCATGGAAAAATTTGGCAGCGCAAAATTGCGCCACGAAAAAAATGTTTTTTTGAAAGCGCCTATGTAAATCGTGGCAAAGAGTATCCAATGATCTATATGAACCGTGACGGTTTTACATTACTGGCTATGAGTTTTACAGGTAAGAAAGCAATGGAATTCAAGCTCAAATACATCGCAGCTTTTAACAAAATGGAAGCATATATTCGTGAACAAGAAGCTGCAAAGCAATTGCCAAAAACACCAGAGGAGTTACTTCAATTAACAATGAAAGCAACTAATCATTTGGATGAACGAGTAACTAATGTTGAAGAGGACATTGATTATTTGAAGAATAAGTCCGAAGTTGATGAGAACCAACGCTACAAGCTTCAAAAAGCTCGCAACAAAAGATGTATTGAAGTATGTGGTGGTAAGGAAAGCAATTTCTATAAAACTAAATCTCGCAAGACATTCATGGCATTAGCACATGACTTTAAAGAATATTTCCAAATTCCACGTTACGATGCTTTGCACAAAGAAGACTTTGATAAAGCGATTGAGTTTATTAATGGCTGGTATCCGTCAGTACTGCTAAAGAGAGATATCGATGAAGTTAATGCACAGACTAACCTAGATATTTAGGAGGTATTAACGATGGAAGTAACTATTTCAAGAGAAGAACTAAAAAAAGAAATCATTGCAATTATGAAGGAACTGGATTTTGTCCCTAAAAATGAATCAAAAGGAAAAACAATTACCTTAGCTCAATTCAAAAAAGAGTTTTGTCCCGGAAAAAGCATTGATTGGATTAAGGAAGAGATTTTTTACAAGTACAAGCCGGACTTTGTATTTGATATTCATCCAGGACACGGTCGTACGATTCGTATCTATGAAAGTGCAGCTGCCGAATGGATGGAAAAGAATAGCAAAAAACTTCCTTGGTAGTCTAAAGTACAGAAAGTAAGTGAATAGAGATGAATATAAGAGAAGTCACGTTGAAAGCACAGAAAGAAGGACGAGGTATGACTCGAAAAAGTTACGGATTTCAACCACCCATTTTACTGCCAACAAATACTGATAAATGTGTAATAGTAATTCCTTTTAATAAGAAAAAAATTAAGCTCAATAGATGGAATCCTAATTTGGACGATTTACTTGCAGAGGATTGGTATGTGTATGGATAAAGATATGGGCATTAACCAAGCAGCAAAAAAAGCTTTTCAGAAAGATTGCTATATACAAAGAAAAAGCAAAAAAGATTCTGATATTGTTTTTTATCCAACTAATAGTCCTTCTCACATTGAAATTTGGAGTATGAAGAAAGAAAAAATGATAATGCCTAATTGGAATCCTAAGCTTGACGATTTAGTTGCTACCGATTGGCAATTAATAAAAAAAGAGAGCGACCCCATTAAAAGAGTACTCTCAAAGATTATAAATTAAGAAATTGTTGATGAGCTTTTTCACCAAGAGATGTTAATTTCCCAATTCGATAGCTAGTCTTATTATTTCCGTTTATTTCATCAAATAATACATAGCCATTCTTTACCAAACTATTAACGGCTATATTCAGCTCAGAATGTGAATAACGATTAGCAAAAGGAAAATCATCCATAAAATACATTGTATTTACGTCAGTGGCATTTGAATGCAGATAGTCAACAATATCTTTTACACATTGCAAGTTTAAATCACTCACTTCATCATCTCCTTAATTATTAGATGATTTCAGTTTAGCAAAAAAGAAAGGAAAAAATGGAAGAAATTAGACTCTTTAAATCAAAGTTTGATGATATAAAACCTGGCGACATGTTCATTAATGAAAATAAGACCAAAATATATGAAATCGTTTCAATGTTTTCTGGCTATTTTACTGGCTGGATGCTTCTTACACGATACTTAGATGATGACAATGGCTTTACAGAATGTTCCTACATTCAAACAGGAAAAGATAAAGAGAAAAAGATAGCGGCTTTGTTATATGGGCTAGATCGAACATGCCATTTAAAAAATATAGACCCTAAAGATTGGATAGGAGAAAAGGACAATGGATAACGAATTTATTACAAAGTTAAAAGATTACACAAGCAAGCAAATGGATGCAGGTGCATTCCCAGAACAAGTGTCCAAACTTGTGGCTGAATTAATCGAATTAGAACGGTAGGAAAGATAATTATGGATTTTAAAAATGTGAACGATGCAATGGACTTCTTATTCAGCACGAATGATAAATATTCAATTACCCGAGTTAGAGATGGTGACGATGAAGATTGGAGACCCCAAACTCTTACTGACCTTAAAGAATCAAATTAGGAAGCATTAGCATATATTGCTGATTTGTTGGGAATGAGTGGATTGTACTTAGACAGAAAGAGAAGTAATAAAAGTGAATAAGTCTGACTTACAAACTGCTTTGTTAATACTTCCAGAAGACTATCGACAAAATGCGTTTGAGTTTTTAACAGAACATACCAATTATACCCCAGAAGACTTTATCGACTTTATTAAGGATCAATTAGATCAAATGCAACGTGCATATGAATATGAGCTGCAAGATAAAGATGATGAAATTGCAAGTCTACAAAATGATTATGAAGCTGCGGACTATGGATATGATGAACTTCAAGATGATTTTGAGGCCTTAGATGATGATTACGGCAAGTTAGAAGAGGAATTAATAACAGTGCAAAAAGAAAAAGAAGAATTAGCAGAATATGCTTTTGGATTGAAGAATGCATTGGATAAAGCCGGAGTTTATGTGGAGTTAAAACAACCAAGTTGTTTATTGCATAAAGAACTAATGAATTTTTATTCACGGAGTTAGCAAGATGAATCAAAAAGAAACAGTGTCATTAACAGAAGAGGATATAAAGAAACTGGCGAATGAGCTTTATAAACTTCAAAGAAGAGATGAGTTAGTTGAAAAAGATTCCCTATATTGTGATGGATGGATCAAATTAAGAAAAGAAATTAACGATTGGATTCATAGTAACATTAATCGTTCTGAGTATAGTTACTCTTCTCTTCAAATGCAGATTTATGGTGCAGTTAAATTTGTAACTGGCTGTAAAGGAGGACTTAGAGAAATGACTAATGAGCAATCGAAGGGTGCCAGATGGATTTTTGAACAAATGAAAGATGGCTTTGAAAGATATGGCACAAATCAAAAAAGGGAGAGAAATTAAATGAACGAATTAGAAAAGACAGTAACGGATTTAGGGCATATTCAAGCTAAAGCTCGCTTTGATTCAGACAAGTTTTTAAATGACTTAAATAGTTACTTAAACGAATGTATGAAGCTATGGGTTACCAAATATTTAAACAATTACATTGAAGTGGACTTACCTAAGCTTGATGATACCGGTGATAAAAATGGAGACTAGAAGAAACAAGCCTAAGAATGATTGGTGGACCATTAGTTTCTGCATTCTGATAATTTTTATCATTACATTCTTAATAAGTGTAATTGGCTACTATGGATGGAGCTTGTTGTAGAAAGGTAAGAATATGAAAAAAGTCAAAAGCATATCAAAGCCACAATATTTGAAGAAAAGTGTTGTGATGGCTTATTTAAATGGAACTGGGAAGTCACAAACACAGTTAGAAGATGAACTGGGATGGGGACATGGAAGTCTCTCAAAGTATTTAACCTATAAAAACTTAATACCACCTGAACGTTTATATCAATTGGCAAAAGCGATAGGATTCGGAAGTACTGCATCGTATTTAGTTCAATATAATCCAACAACCGCGATGGAAAAAGCACATATGGAAGAAGTGCAAAGAGTAACTGCCCTTCACCGAAAAAAATCAAAACTTAATGAAGAGCATAGCAGTGAACAAGCAGTTCCAAATTTAAACGGCTCAGAGATGGAGCAAATCAAAACCTTATTGATAAATATCACCGGTGCTATTCAGCAAAATAGTAATTTAATGCATAAGATTGTATCTCTGTGTTCAACAAATAAGGATGAAATTATTGGTTCAGTTCAAAGTTTGCAAGAAAGAGCTGAACGTCAACATGCCTATATTCAATCGCAAGTAAAAGATACAAAGAAAGTAATTAAGGAAATGTGGAGTTAAAAAATGAACGAAAACTATATTAAAAGATTGATGCATGAACTCGATGAGATTATTCACGATGATTCCGTAAAAGGTGATCCTATGGAAGAAATGGCTAAGAGACACCTATCAAAAGAAGACTACGAGGACTATAAGGCACAAGTAGAAATTGGAAATCAACTCGATTCAATGCAAAGAGTTCAAAAAGTACGCTTATTAAATGCATTGCTTGCTGATGACGATATTAGTTTCATTGATATTCTTGACGCAATGCATGGAAAAGCAATGCAAGCAGATATTATTGCTGGGGTATTTAAGGGGCATGATAAAGGAGATAGTGAAGATGAATAGTCATTTTTCGGAAAATACCATTGTAGGAATTTTATTTTCAAGCAATGCTATTACGGATACTCCACAAGACAAACATAAACAATTATTTTTTGGAAATGGAGTAAATTCACGCATAAAAAAAGGCGAATTGCTTGAAATTGATTAGTAGCAATTCGCACCTATATTGTTGGAATAAATACCTTCGATACATTGATTATAACACAGGAGAGAACAACATGAGAGTTAACCAAGATGTAAATGCTATTGAACAGAAGTATTTCTCACAGGATACCGTGTTTGTACCTATAACTGATACAATCTGGGAACCAATTTCTGAACCAATGGAATATTTGCAAGATTGCATTTTTTCTGATGGATTGGTTTCGTTCTGTAACGAATATGAGCTTGATCCCGATGAAGTAGCTTACGATTTTCTGCTTGTTTCTCCTGATAACGATCAATGGGCTAAGGAATTCATTGTTCAACATATGGGAGGAAGACTAGTTGGAGAACAACATAATTGATCCAAAAACGTTAAAAGTTCAATCTGAATTACCGATGATTGAATTTGAAAATCAAGCTCAACTTGAAAAAAGAGTTGATGCAATGGTTGATCGTTTTACTGGACTAGTAGTAACCAAAGAGACTTATAAGTCATCTAAGGAAGTTAGAGCTCAAATTAATAAGGCAATTAAGATCATTGATCGTCAGCGTATTGACAAAGTTAAAGAGGTTAAGAAACCGATTGACAAATTTAATCAACACACAAAATCTTTAACAAAAAAGTTGTCTAGCATTGCAGATGACTTAAATCAGCAACTAAAAGTCTATGACGATAAGAGACGAGCTGGAAAACATGAAATTCAATACATCAAGTTTAAACAACTTCTTGATGAATATGGATTGCAAGAAGATCAGATTGAATATAATTCGAAATGGGATAACTTATCATTGGCGTTTCCTACCTTTGTCAAGGAAGCAAAAGAAGCTTGTAGGCTAGTTGAGCAAAAGCAAGAACAGCTTAAAGAAATTCGACAAGCGGTTATTGCTAGGGGAGATGAGCTAGGTATTGGCGTTCAACCATTTCTCGAACAAGTAGGTAAAAAAGATCTAGCTGCTATCTTACGTGAAATGAGCAAATATAAGCAAGAACTTATTGATGTTCAAAGGAAAAAAGATGAATTGCAGAAAGAATTTGAAAAGAACAATAAGATTTTGCCCAATGGGAAAGTCATTGATACCAAGACAGGAGAAGTCGTTGATGAGAAGGTAACTGTTCGGCTAATTATCAAAGATCTTACGCGATATCAAATTGCACAGCTTAAATCTTATTTAAGAGATAACGGATTACATGGCACTTTTAGAGTAATTAATAATGAGGTTACAAATGTTTAAATAGAGACTTTACGCCAAAGCAAAAGGCATTCTTAAATGAAAAGTTTAGCCACTTAGAAGCATTTTTAACTAAGCAGAATATAAATATGCATAAAGGAGATAAAACTAAGCTTAAAACTGAAATTACGCATACTGTCGTAGGTCAATTAAAGCCTATCGGCAAATCTGTATTGAAGGAGACTAAATAGTTAATGGCAGAAGTAAAACAACCAGCAGATAGAACGTTTATCAGTATTCAACAAGCTATGAGCGTGCCACTAGACAAGAATAATGACTTTGGCGGTTTTAACTATCGAACATTGGACGATATCCTGTTGAGATTAAAACCTTTACTCAACAAGCATAAAGCTTATGTCAAGTTAGACACAGCCGTCGTTTTTCATGACACATTACCTTATCAGCAGGCAACAGCAAAATATCATGATGATAATTTTGAAATTGCTGCTGTTTATGAAGTAAGAGAAGACGAAGCTAAAAAGAAGATGGATGCCCCACAAGTTAGTGGGTCTGCTGCAAGTTACGCCAAGAAAGGCGCATTAGCTAACTTATTTTTGATTGATGATGGAAGTAGTGATCCAGATTCCACATCTGGTAAACCAGTTAAGCCTACTCAACCAAGAACTAAGCAAGCTAAGAGTGCTAAGCCATTGCCAAAACCTAAGCCGAAGTTTAAAAAATATACTCCTGCTGAAATGTTAAAGGCACAGGTAACTTATGGAGGTAAAAAGACTAACATCTGGAATGTTTACACTAAAGCCTTTAAGGAAAAAGATGTGACGGCTCAAACTTGGTGGAAAGAAAACCACAATAATCCAGATAGTGCACTAGGTAATCTTATTAGACAGTATGGACCATTTATGAAAGAAAAAGAGGCTGAGAAAGCCAAGGAAGCACAGCAAAGTAAATAGAAAGGTAAGGCGATAGTTATGGGAGAGCCTTCATGGCTTTTCGCCAAACATCCCATAGTAGTAAACCCTGATTTAGCTGCTGGAATTGGGCTGAATGAAGCAATTGTAGTTCAACAGCTTAATTACTGGCTCAATTCCAAAAGCGCTAAGACTATTGATGGCAAAAAATGGATTTATAACACTTATGAAAATTGGCAAAAGGATAATTTTCCTTTTTGGAGTGTTAAAACAGTCAAACGAACTATGCGCAGTCTAGAAAAATCTGAAATAGTCTTGGCTAGTAATTTTAATAAAGCTGGGTTCGACAAGACTAAATGGTATTCAATTGATGAAGCAAAATTAAACGAGGTAGTGTCCCAACGATGGGGACAAAGTGACCCGTCGAAGGGGACAGATTGTCCCCATGCAGAGGGACAAAATGACCCAACCAATACCAGAGACTACACAGATAACACTACAGAGACTACTAACAACAGTAATACTGAGGGTCATCAAGCTGACCCACAGGACAATAAGCAAAGTAAAACTAAGAAAAAGAAATCTGAAAGTTTACTTGCAAAGACCGTGGAAGTTATTGAATATCTAAACACAAAAACAGGTCGATCTTTTCGTACAACTACTGAAACCAATCGAAAGCCAATTAGAAATCGTCTAAAAGAAGGGTTTACTGTTGATGACTGTAAGAAGGTTATCGACAAGAAATACGCTGAATGGCATGGCGTAGAGTTCAGTAATGGAAATATGGGAGATAACTACTTAACTCCTGGCACATTGTTTAGAGCTAAGAACTTTGAAAGATATTTAAACGAAAGTTCAAAAGTCGATATTGAACGTAAAGCTCGAAAAGAAAAAGACGGATTTGATATTGACCAAATGGCAGCAGAAACAGCATCTCAGATGGCTAAATTTGATGACAGTGATTTGCCGTTTTAGTTAGGAGGGATAAAAATGAGTGATTTTTATTCCTTAGCAGGAGCTTTTAAAAATATATTTGAAACCACAAAAGATGAATGTCCTATCCACCATAAGCCAATGATTGAGGCACCGAGAGTAGGTAAGATTTGTCCTTTATGTGAAAAAGAAAAGCTTGATAATGCTGAAAAAGAAATGGTTAGAAAAATCTATGAAGATAACGCTAGAAAAACTTTGCTTAGAAAATCCCTAGTGGATGATCCAGCAACATATGCTTGTACTTTTGATAGCTATATCGTAAAAAATGCCACCTTAGAGGCCAATTTAAGACAACAAGCTAGACTTATAGCTGGTCAGTACTTAAAGTGCCCAGATGCTAAATTTAACACGATTTTGTCAGGACCACCTGGTGTAGGTAAAACTCATCTTGCAATGGCAATCCTAAATGCTGTTAACGATAATGCCCACCCTCCTCAAAAATGCGTTTTTATGAACGTGGTTAGTCTGTTTATGCAACTCCGAGCATCATTTGACGATAGTACGAGTTGGTGGACTGAAAAAAACGTTGAACGATTTTTAAAAGATGTTGATTTAGTAGTTATCGATGACTTAGGTAGTGAATCAGCAATGAGTGGTAATGCTAGGGATGCAACCCAGTTTGTTCAAACTATTTTGTACAACATTACTAATAGTCAGAGACGAATTATTTTCACCACTAATCTTACGCAAAATAAATTAGTTAAAACTTATAATTCTAAGGTTGTTAGTCGAATATTACGAGGAACAAAAGGACATATTTTGAATTTCAATGGCATTAAAGATAAACGAATAGAGGCCTTTTAAATGGCGATGAATCGATTGAAAGAAATGCGTCTTAAACACCATTTACACCAGTATGACTTTGAGAAACTGGGATTTAGTGCAACTACTTACCGAAAATCGGAACAAGGAGTCAGACAAGTTTCATGGGATGAATGGCGTAAGCTAGCTGACTTTTACAATGTTTCTATTCCTTATTTACAAGAGAATGATCGATATTTAGTTAACTGTAAATACTGTAAGGCTAAATTTAAGGTATATAGCAAAGAAGAGTTTGATGAGTACAAATTCTGTCCTAAATGTAGCCATAAAACTTTAACCAAAAAGAAAGAAAAAGATTAGGAGGAAAAGATAATGAGACGACTCTATTTAACATTAGGTGCTCCTGCTAGTGGGAAGTCACATTTTATTGAAGGCCATGGCTTAGATTATCTAACCGTATCATCCGACAATCTAAGAAAAACGATAGGTGGTTTTCATTTTGGCGTTGACAGCGATGGGGACATTTTTCCTACTGGATATCGAAATAATAATGAACGTCTGGTATGGGATACTCTATGGAATATTGTAGAAAATCGTATGATACAAGGATTGACTACGATAGTAGATAGTACGCTGCTATATAAGGGTGCTTTTAAAAATCCCAATAAGTTAAGAAAAAAATACAATTATCAAGTTTATGTTTTAGACTTCATGAAAGGCTTGTTTGGTGGAGATTATAGTCAAGATCAAATCGGAAAAGTAACTAAAACATTAAAAGAGCGTAACAGAAAAAGAAAAATCCCTGTTCCTGATGAAGTAATTGATAACTTTGTGACCCGATATGTAAATTTTGGTAGAAATGTGCCTGATTGGGTAAAAGTAATCGACATGTCGAGTAGAGAAAATCGGTTAAAGGCATTCTGTTTAAATAAAACAGCTAATATGGAGCAATTTAATAGGTTACAAATTATTGGAGATGTACATGCTGATTATGATGCCCTTATGAAAGTTTTCGACAGTCACAAGCCGGGGACAGCATATATTTTTGTTGGAGATTACCTAGATCGTGGTACTAAGACTATTGAAACCTTTAACTTCATCACACAAGAGTTAAAAGGAAAAAATCTATTCTTTTGTACTGGTAATCATGAAGACGGTTGGGAAAAATGGAAACAACTAAGAGAAAAACATGGTCAATTTGCTACGTTGTCTTTGCCTAAACTGTTAGACCATTATGGCGAAGAGAAGCTAGATGAAATTATTAAGGGATTTACTAAACGCACAGTGGACTATATGATGTTTGATTATTTTGGTAAAACCTTTTATGTTTCTCATGCTGGATTTGAGCCTATCATTGCACAACGTGAGGGTGCTTGGGCTGGTATAGAACCTCGTGGCGCGCTCATCTATGGATTGGGTAATAAGGATAACCGAGATTACCGTAATGCTCCATATAGCAGAAATATTGATAAGGTTTGGGAAGAATATCCGTATATTTCTCAAAATGACATCAATGTTCATGGTCATCGTAACAGTTTTAATGAATTTGTTCGATCTAACAGTTACAACTTAACCGCAGAGGGTAAATTCAGATGGATTACAGTTACCAAAGAAGGCATTACTCCTCATGAAATTGACCGAATTGATGTTCCAACTTTTGATGAGCAGTTAGAAATGGAACCGCACATTAAACGTCGTGAAGTTGATGATAACATTGTGGCAAACAATTTCGATAAACATGTATTTTTTACGAACGAATGGAATCGTTTAAATACAAAAGCAAGAGGACTATTTACTCGTGATAATGAAATTGTAGGTCGAGGTTTTAATAAGTTCTTTGTAGTGGATCAAGACGTTAACGATAACGTGGATACATCCCTAGATTCACTAGACTATCCGGTCTGGATTATGAAGAAGCATGACGGATTTCTTGGAGTTGTTTTTTATGACAATGACAAGAACAAAATTAGAGTTTATTCAAAAGGTGGCTCTGATACGTATAGTCCACTAGCTGAACAAGTTCTAAAAGATACGGGCTACTATAAGAAAATTCAGAATTACTATTCTGACAAAATGAATAGAGATAGTACCTTACTTTTTGAAATTATTGATCCTGAAAAAGATGTACATATTGTTAAATATCATCACAAGCATGCATATCCATTAGCAATTATCAGTAATGATGAAAATGGAATTGTGCTTAATCACACTGATACTTTTAATTCACATTGGGGAAGTCATGCTTTTCAAGAAATGACTATTGAAATAGATGAGAACAACTTTATAGCTTATGCACATAACAAAACTGAATTAGCTCAGTCCTTAAAGATCATTGAACAAGATTTTCCAACTCGTGAAGGTGTTGTCCTATATGGCAAAAATAAAATGTTAAAGATTAAGTTTCCATTCTATTTGAAAGCCAAAGAATTAAGAGGAGCACTTGAACATGGTGGAAAGAGAAAATGGTATTACGATGCACAGGATTGGTATAAGAAATGCAAAGCAAGAGGTATTACTGAGTTCACACCAGATTTAGCTCTTCAACTAAGAAAAGAAGACTTAGAAAAGAGGGATGAGAATGAAAAATAGACTTAAAGAGTTACGAATAAATAGAGGTTTATCTCAAAAAAATCTTATAAACGAATTCAATTTATTTTTAGAGAAAAATTTAAATAAATACGTTGGTCAACGAGGAATAAGACAGGTCACGTCGGCTACTGAATCACGTTGGGAAAATGGATTAAATAAACCAACTTCTGCAATGTGGCAAGCATTATCTGATTATTTTGGTGTTAATGTCTCATATTTACAAGGCTATCCATTTGCTAAGTGTCACTGGTGCGGTAATGAATTTGTATTAGTAGATAAAAAAGATAGAGATATGTATTTCTATTGCCCTTATTGTGGGCGATCACCACTAGATTTTGGAGATAAAAAACCAAGTGCTGAAACTAAAAACCATGATGAAAAACAGATTTTTTTAAAGCTCGAAAATGAAAAAGATACTCTTGATGATGCAATTGAGTTCCTTAATGAATTAATTGGTACTAGTGAAAGTCTTACTAATGTAGGTAAAGCTGAACTAACCAAAGTAGTTCGAGTTCTCTATAACATCTATTATGATGATACGCATGCATGTTGGAAAACTAAATAATTCTTACTAGGGGAAAATAAGCAAATTAAAACAATAAATCTATCAATATAATTTACATAAATAAGATTATGTTTAAGTAGGAGCTAATAAATGCTATCAGAAGACGAGATTAAATATAAGAAATTAGAAAATTTGAAGTGTGAACTCTTTAATGACAATTTTGAGAATTTTAAAAGGTATGGCATCCCCAAGGCACAATTAATCATTGCAGATATCCCCTATAACATTGGAAATAATGCATATGCATCTAATCCAATGTGGTACAAAGGGGGCGAAATAAGCAATGGAGAAAGCAAGTTAGCTAATAGCAATTTCTTTAATAGGGATGAAGGATTTAATGTAATCAACTTTATGAAGTTTGCTAGAAAAATGTTAATTAAAGAGCCTAAAGAATCTGGAAAAGCACCAGCTATGATTGTGTTCTGTTCTTGGCAACAAATGCCGATGTTAGAAGCACAGGCGAAAAAAGAAGGATTTAATCACTGTTTCCCACTATTCTTTATCAAAAAAACTAGCTCGCAAGTTTTGAAAGCTAACATGCGAATTGTAGGCGCAACAGAATTTGCGGCAGTGTTTTATCGAGACAAGCTCCCGAAATTTAATAATGATGGTCATATGGTTTTAGATCATATGAATTGGGAAATAGATCCTGGTTATCCGAAAATACATCCTACTCAGAAACCAATTCCTGTATTAAAAAAGTTAATAAACCTCTTCACTGATCCTGGAGATGTAGTAATCGATCCAACGGCAGGAAGTGGCTCTACCTTACGAGCAGCTGCCGAATTAAAACGAAATACTTATGGTTTTGAAGTAGAAAAAGCCATTTATGAAAAAGCAAAAAAGCAGATGTTAAGTCACGCAGAATTAAGTTTAGTTTAGAAAATATGAGGAGCAAATGAATGAAAGAAAATAGAATAGATATTTCTTACGGCAATCGACTTAACGAGCAGATTGCCAAGGTAAAAAAGATGAAAAAACAACCACCTATTGATGCTTGGTCAAAAATTGAAATTGGAAAGCGTGCAATAGCGAGTGTATACAAAGAAAGTCCAGATTATTTACTGTATCGCAAAATGACGGAAGATGGTGGAGTAGTGCTAGCACGTATGACAAACAAGTCCTCAACGAAAAATGTTGCTTATAAGGTAACGATGGATATTAAAATTACTCCAATTATCGAAGATTCAACCAACATTAGCTTTTGAGGACATAGAGATGAGAAAAGAACCGGACTTTCTAGCAATGCTGATTGTTCTAGGAATGATAGTGATAATTATGACTGTGGTTTATTGGGTGGTGTTTGTGCTATGAAAAAAATTGATTGGAACGATTTCAGATTTTATTTTATGTTGGCTGTTTCATGGACGATAATCTTAGGCGTGATATGCGGCTTTATTTATTACTGGGTCACATCAAGTGCATGGCTTAGCTTTTGCGTTATTGTTGGACTATTAGTGCTTTGGAGTTTAATAGCTTATTTTTTAGCGAAACATGACAAAAAATCTTAAATACACTAAAGGAGCTTGGTATCACGTGGATAGCGATGACAAGTTGACACCAATAGATTATGAAAAAGAAATTCATAAGTACTATCAGCATTGGCACAAGTATTTAAAAGCAATTGCGGTAAATAAAGACGATGACCGATAAAGAATATCTAGAAATTTATAAATATATTGAGTTAAACGATCAAATGCTGATGAAAAGTTTGATTAATTGCGATCTGCATCATGCAGCCCAAGCAATGCAAAATACTGTCGATTTGCTTAGTGTACTTGGAATATCTTCGGCAACTCCTTTAACTGGCGTTGTGAAATTAAAACTAAGAGTAGATGAACTACTAAACAAAATGACTAGCGAACGTGCTTTATATAACTATGTAATTAAGAAAGATGAGGAAGAAAAATAATGCTTAACTTAACTATTTTAGAAGGAAGATTAACCAGAGATCCAGAACTTAGAAAGACACAAAGCGGTATTGCGGTTGCTACCTTTACAGTAGCTTGCGATAGACCACGTAAGAAAGATGCTGAACAACAAGCGGATTTTATTAATGTGGTTGCATGGCGCCAATCAGCCGAATTTTTATCTAATTACTTCCATAAAGGGGATGCTGTGCAAGTTCAAGGACGAATTCAAACAAGAACCTATGATGATAAAAATGGCAATAAAGTATTTGTTACTGAGGTCGTAGCCTATAACATCAACTTCCCATTAACCAGTAAGAATGGAGGCAATAGCAGTAACAGCTCAACTAATAAGGCTACTGCACAAAATTCAGCACCAGCAGTTGAAGATCCATTTGTTGATACAAATAGCGTAGAAATTAGCGATGATGATTTACCATTCTAATTTTAAAAGAAGGAGAAAGAGAAGATGCAATGGTTTACTCATGACCAACTAAGTGAACTAAAGGAAAAAGAGGGTCTTCTTTTAACAAACGTTCATGGCGGTAAAGTAGCAATTTGCCAAGGAAAAGGATTTCGTTACCAAAATGTTTATGATTTCATAGCTGATTATGTTAAGTGCTATCGATTAGATAACTTAGCAGAAACTATGGAGTATGAAAACGCACAAGACTTAATTGAATGTTGGGTAACGTTACCTTTAAATGAATTAGATCTTTTGGATTATTGTGTTAATTCTTTCGATGGATATGAAGCATACGCATTGGAGAGTTAATTATGGTAATACACAGATTGAAAATTTTACCTGAATATTTTGAAGCTCAAAAGAATAGAGTAAAAACTTTTGAAATTAGAAAAAACGATCGAAATTTCAAAGTTGGTGACAAGCTGATGCTGTACGAAATCAACTCAAAAACAAAGCAAAAAACAGGGCGAGTTTTGGAAGTTCAAGTAACTTATATGACTGACTATGCTCAAAAAGAAGATTATGTTGTGATGGCAACAAGACTAAAAAGCTTTAAAGATTCTGTACATATGGCAATTTATGAATAAGAGTATTAAGGATAAAAAGAATGTTACATGGTATGCCATGTATAGGGGTGACACATTTGTGGATCTTGGAACGGCCGATTATTTAGCTGAAAAGTACCACAAGAGAAAAGAATCGCTAGTTTATCTATCCCGACCAACTGCTCATAGAAGAGCAAAAAAAGGTGGAAAAAGACTCTTACTGTATCGAATTGAAGAGGACTGAAAATGAATAGATTAAAAGAATTGAGAGAATCGAAAAATTTAACTTTTAAAGAATTAAGTAACGAACTGAAAAGTAGAAATGTAAGTATCTCCCCGAACTCTTTATCAAAATATGAGCGTGGAGCTAGAAATCCCAAAATAGAAACCTGGCAAGCCTTAGCCGACTTTTTCGACGTTTCAGTTCCATACTTGCAGGGCGAATTAACTTACGACGACTTAACACCAGAAGGAAAGAAGTTAGAAGATAGATTAGGCAGAACAATTAATGATGCAATAAATGATGAGCTTAAATACTCAGAATTATCGAGTGAAGAAAATAAGCGTGCAATAAAGTTGGCTTTGCAATCCGCTTTAGAGTACTACGCATAGAACTGTGGAAGTGATTAATATGAACAGGTTAAAAGAACTAAGATTACAACACAAAAAAACTCAAAAAGATGTAGCGAAAGTTCTAGGAGTTGAAACGATTACTATTTCAAGATATGAAACAGGTAAAAGAGAGCCAAAAATAGAGACTTGGGATAAGCTAGCTATGTTCTTTCAAGTCCCGACTTCCTATTTAATGGGTTTGTCTAATGATGGAACAAAAAAAGTCTTCAGGAAAGATCTTTCTCCTGAATTACAAGATATGTTTGACGACATTCAAGATTTGGTTACTCTTGTTGTTCCTGATTATGCAGTGGAACGTGTGCTAACGGCTTTAATTAACAGTTTTAAATATAATTATTTAAATGATGGATGGGATTAACAATGAAAGTAATAGATAAACGTAAAATAAGCAAAGATGAAGATTGGAATGTTGGCGATGTGGTTTGTTATTGGGATGATTACAAATCAAAGAAATATGGATTAATTGTAAAACTAATGGACGGGTATTATATTGCCTTAATAGAAACCGATGATACAAAAGATTCAGGATACTTATCATGGAATGGATATCGTCCTGCTATAAGCATTAGAAAGTCAACAAGTATATTTGATTTAATCGACAATTTAGTTTCAATGTGGACACACGTTGAAAAAGTAAACGCACATCTAGTTGTGGAGGATTAAAAATGAGTTTAGATATTATTGCTTATGATCCGAAGAAGTTAAAGGAAAGAAAAGATAAATTTGAAGAAAAATATGGTCTGTCATATGAAAAGTTTAATGATTTGATGCTTACTCCGTCTAAAGATATTTTCTTTTATTTTCTACATCCTGAATTTTTGAAAAGTGATACTAAAAAGTATGAAGAAATGGAAAAAGATGCTGACAAAGTCCAAGAGTTTGATGAAATTGATAGTTTTCATATCGGTTATGGACATTTTCACTTTCTTAGAAAAGAACTTGGAGAATTAGTTAGTGTGAGGTATGACGATAGTAATCTTTTTGATCCTCGCATTTATTATGACGATGAACTTGTAGATACGGCTTTGCTTAGATTCTTTTTACATTCAGACTGTGACGGTGAGTTTAGCAGTTATGATATTCATGAATCCTATGACCAATTTTTAAAGCTTTGTGATGGAAAGAAGTTGCAAGATAAAAAAGCTGGTAATTGGGGAAAAGAGATAGATGAATTTCTAAATTTTTGGCGAAAAAGTTCTGAACAAAAACTTCAATGGGAATTTTGCTAAGAATATAATGGAGGACTAACAATGGAAGGTGCCGATAAAAGAAATGAAAAATGGCAATTGGGCGACGTGCTTGTAACGAAGCACTATACAAGCTTAATTATAAAAGATAACAATGAAAATTATTGTTTAATGAATATTGGATCTGATGGATTCGGGTATAGCACAGATAAACTTTCTATTTTTGGTAAACCTTACAAATCTCTTGAAGATCTTTATCAAAAAGCTTTTCCCATTTGGCACAAAGTAAAAGCAAAGCTAGTAATTGAATAATGACCAGAACAAAGTTACCAATGATTGGCGAAAAGTTATTCATGGAGGCTAAATTATGAAATCATTTGATCCAAATTATATAAATCGTTTTTCAAAGAAGACAATAAAATTAATATTTCAGCAATGGGAATATATAGGAATCGCATTTGTTGAAATTGGAGGAAATTGTACTTTTGCTGATATGCTTTCCGACTTTCAAGACGGGGATACCTTATTAAGTTTGCTCAAACAAAAAACTAGTATGCTTAATTTTAAATTGGAAGATCTTAGCCGAGATAAAGAAGGAAAGAACTGGTTTAGAGCTGTTTTATTTAGTGATACAGGGGAAAATTGTGAAATCGAAGATTATTTAGGCTCATTACCAAAAATGTTAGTTGGTATCGAACTTATGAATATTCGAACGGAGGATTAACAATGGAAATTATTGATAAGACAAAAGAAGAGTGGAAACCTGGCGATGTTTTAAAAAAGGGCACAAGTTTTGCATTAGTCGTTGAAGGGTTAGATTCGTGCTTCTTTTTAATGAATATTACACCGAATGACACAGGAACGTTTTCTTTAAATGAAGGAAACCATTGGGGTGTGGATGACAATTTGAAATATTTAAAGGATTTTCATAATGAGTGGCACAAAGTAAACGCAAAGCTGGTGATCGAATGACAGTAGCAACTAGAGAAAAATGTCCCTGCTGTGATTTTGATTCAGATGGTTTTGGTAAAAACATAATTGGCAAAGGTTATGGTAGCTGCGAAATTAGATTATATAGAGCAACTAAATATGACTTCTACATTTATTCATATTCAGCTGGAGCTGAAGCACTTTTAAAAGATTGGTTTGAAATATATTCTCAAAAAGTTAGATTTTGTCCAGTATGCGGAAGGAGATTGAAATAATGGATTCAATTACTAAGGAAGAATTTTATAAATCGTTCAACTTACTGATTAATGATTTTAAAGTTCACAGTAATTATATTTTAGACATGAATAATGGCACTCATGGTTATATGAATCTTGACCTTTTTAAAAGAGAAAGTAAGGCAATTATTGCTGATTGTAATGATATGAATAGACTAATTAACAGATTATGGCTTGGCGAAGAAAGGTGAAAAAATGAGTTATTTAGATGAAAAAATACATTTTAGAGCTGAAATGGGTGCAGAAAAAGACCTAGAAAATCTTAAAAATGGTCTTCGGAAAGTTTTCGAGGAAAATCCTATCGGAAGGCAATTATCTTCAAGTACCAAGTCAGAAAGTTCAATGTTTGATGATACTTCATTTATACAGGAATACTGTCAAACAACAAATGATTTTAGACTATGGTTGCGTAAAACGTTTGACAATTATAACCACGTAGAAAATAAGTTGATTGATAGCTATGAACAAAAGATTACTGATGAAGTTATCAATTCTGCGACTGGGTCAATGGATGATAAAAGAATGAAGTCTTCTAATAACTAACGGAGGAGTACATATTATGTTTAGTAAAATAGCAGTTTTGATGCCACGACAAGATGCTACAAATAGTGGTCGCTACAATGAATCGGATGCCATAAGGATTATGGAAAAATACTACAATATTAAGATTACTGAATATAAGTGGTATAAGGATTATCCTGTTGACATATGGGTTGTATTAACTGCTTACGTTAAATATGAAAAAAAGAAAGATAAATGTGATGTAAAGTGAAAATTTTAGATATGTGTTGTGGATCAAAAATGTTTTGGTATGAAAAGCATGAACCACATACAACTTATATGGATATTAGAAAAGCTACATATACAGCAATGGACCGAGGTAAGGAACGAAAAATAGAAATTTCTCCTGATATTCAAGCTGATTTTAGAAATATGCCTTTTGAAGATAATACTTTCGATTTAGTAGTATTTGATCCACCACATTTAATTCGTGCGGGTAAAAATTCTTGGTTAGCTAAAAAATACGGTGTCTTGGATAAACTTCAAGGGATGAATGACCTAGTTAAAGGATTTAATGAGGGAATGCGTGTGTTAAAACCAACCGGCACGTTACTTTTCAAATGGAACCAAGATCAAATTCCATTTAGCAACATAATAAAAATGCTGGCAAAAAATGGATACCAACCAATTATTAGGTGATAAACGCAGCAAGACAAAATGGAGTGTTTTTATTAAGCAAGGAGTATAGATCATGATAAAGACAACAATGATATCTATTAAAAGTGCTAAAGTTGGGGATTGGCTTCTAATGAAACCATGTGGAAGTGATTTCTGTTTAGTTGGTGTAATCATTCAGCAGACTGACGATAGCTATGCGCTTATGTATTTGCCAGAATGTGATACATTTCCCTACAAAACACATTGCAATACAATTGGCGAATTACTGAATCACTTAGATGGAAAGTTTGAATTTGTCGAAGAAGCTAACGTTGCTTTACCAATTAGTATCAATACTTTTCAAGATGTTGCATTTGAAGAAAATTCAAAAGAACGTCAGGAAGTAATTCGTAGAATTGTAAAAGAGATGGAAAAAGATGAAAGCTTGGCAATTAAGAATAAGGGATAATGATGAAACATCACTTGTTTGGGCTGATACAGCAGGTAAAGCAAAAGCTCAGTTTGATTGTGATGGCTTGGGTCTAAGATCATGGTTCACTCATAGTCTTAGTGAAGATATATATAGTTTTATTGACGTTAGTGCTATTAGATTGCCTAAACTTGATGATTTAGAAAACGCCGATCCAAAAGCAGTTATTAAAATTCTTGTCAAAGAGTACGGGTGGGAAAGCGATGAGATCAATATAGAAAACATTGATGAATCGGATGAATTACTATAATTAAGACTATGAAATTTTAACTAAGGAGAAAAAATAATGTTTTTAAATGGCGAAGATTGGAAATGTCCTAAATGTAAAACTGAAAATTATATTGGAGATAGTGTAAACGATGTGGCTACATCAAAAAGTTTAGAATATCTTGAAAATTATAATATTGATGTACCATTTATTTGCGATAAGTGTGGTTTTAAAGAAGTATTACTAGTTACGTATGACTTAACTAAAAATCGTTACGAAGTGGATTATGAAGACACAGCATTTTGTAATAAAGATACAAAATGGAGAGATAAGTTGCTCAAAGAAGCTGGATTAATCATGGGAGATTGTAAATAAATGGAAGTACATGAATTAAAAATTTTACCAGAATACTTCAAAGCCCAAAAAGCTGGTAAGAAAAACTTCGAAATTCGGAAAAATGATCGTGATTATAAAGTAGGAGATAAATTGGTTTTAAAAGAATATGATCCTAAAGCTAAAGAGTTTACAGGACAATCTTTTATTACTGAAATTACATTTATAACCGATTATCAACAAAAAGATGGCTATGTTGTACTGGGTACTAAAGACTTGGCACTTGATGTTTATCGTAGAATGTCTGAATTGGGGTTAATAAAATGAAAGTTAAAACAATTGGCGAGATAAATACATATACTCTAGACAAACAAATAAATGAATTTATTAAAGGAAAACATGTGATTGACATTAAATTCAGTAGTTTCTTTGATGAAATAGAAGGTGCCAGTTTTTCAGCGCTTATTATGTATGAAGAAATAGGGATTTAACTATGTCTGATTGGATAATAGTAGCAGGATTTTTGATTTTATTAGCAATAATAGTTTTAGTAGTAGGAGCTGTCTAATGATTGTTAAAGTGACAAATGCTGATCCTCACAATGATTTAGAAGATTATAGGTATATTTTGCACCATTTCGGATATCCTCTAACGGATATATGTAAAGAGGGGAAAAAGAGATGGTTTAAAGTTGGTATTACAAATTTGAACGATCTTATAGATATTGTCTACTGCCTTAAGACACCAATCACTATTTCACGTAGCGAAGTTGGAGTGATAAACATTGAAATTTGTGATCCTTACAAAGAATAGGAGATAAAAATGTTACTACATGGTATGGAAGCTAGCCCTGATGATTTAAATAATTGGGGAAGTGGAACTCTTAAAAAGTTTCGTAACGATTTAGAAGAAAAAATTACTAAACAACAAGGAAATATAAGCGAGTATTTAAAGTTGTATACGTTAATTGACTATCAGATTGCTTTTAATTATTTTAATGATTTGACGTATAATGCGGCAAATCAACTGCGTGAGGAAATGGAGAATGAATAATAAGCAAAAAAGCAAGCTTTTTTATTTTTTGCCCATATCTCGAACATCAGTTCTAAAAAAGGTGACGAAATGTGGGAAATAGATATAGCGAGAGAAACACTTATAGAAAAATATCCCAATTATGAGTGGTACTTATTAAGTTCCAAACGAGACCATACACAAATGACTTTTATTACACTTAATAATAAGTCAAAGTTTGCAAGAGTATGTTTAAGCAATCAAAAACGACATATGACGATAGAAATATACGATTTATCAGATAGAATCGATGAAATGATACAGATAGGTAACTAGTGCAAGACGCTAAATAGGTGGTAGCAAACAAAGGGATTGAAGAAATAGGAAAGAGATTGTGAAAAGAAGATGGCAAAGCTAAAAAATCATCCAATTTCGGAATTAACAATAAAAATTGAACATAAGTATGGATCAGTGCTGAAATGCCCGGACAATGATCCGATGTTAATCCAGCTACATAAACTCACAGATAAAACTTTAAATGTATCGAACAAAAATAATGGACTAAAAAATAAAGCTCGTCGTACAGAGCGGCTAATTAAAAAGAAAGCCCATGATTTAGCACTACAAGGATATACTGATGTAGAAATTGAAAGAGAGCTATCTGTTAAAAGATCAACTATTAGAAATTGGTTGAGAAATCTTAAAGAAAGACCAGCTAAATTTACAAGAATTGTAGTAGCGAAAAGTACTGGAAATAGAATTTATTTTTCTACATCAAAAGGCGTGCAAGAATGGTGTGGTCAACTTGGATATAAATTTTCAGCAGTAAATCAAGGAAAAGATAAATCCTTTGAAGTGCAAAAAGAAGAAATTCATTGGGTTGAACTACCTATAGGTGCTGTTTATCAAAATCCGAGGCAGCATGATGAATTCTATATTAAAGAAAACAATGCAAGTTATGCTCGAGGAGAGCAATATTATTTTTAAGTGAGGTAAATAAATGGAGTCAAAAACAAATGATGTAAAAGAATTCTTTGATGAGGCCGTTAAGATCAAAGAACAACGAGGTAAAAATTATGATAATGGTGGCAAATCGGCGTTTGAGCGTTCAATGGATATGTTCGACGAAAAAAATGCAGTAGTAGTATCAATTTGGCCTGTTGTTCAAAAAGCATCGAGATTAGTTTCGTTGGCTAAAGAAGTTCAAGAAATTCAAAACGGTAGTTCTACCTTGAGTTTATCAGAGGCGATAAAGTCTATGGACGATACAAGCAAAGATCTTGTTAACTATACTGCTATGCAATGGGTAAGAAACGTAAAACCTTATCTTAAAAAGGGAGAGCAAAAATAAGTGGCTTGAATGCGTCACAAACCACTGTTTCTTTTGTTATTCCAGGACAGCCAGTAGGGCAAGGTAGACCGAGATTTACTACTAGAGGACGATATCCACATGCTGTTGACCCACCAAAATCACGGCAGTATAAAAATCTAGTGAAAAAACTTGCATATGATGCTTATCAGGGAGAACCGTTAGATGGGCCTATAAAAATTAAATTGATTCATTATTTTGAAATTCCCAAGAGTTATTCCAAAAAAAGAAAAAAGGCTTGTTTAGAAGGTACAGAAAGACCAACTAAAAAGCCAGATATCGATAATGTTTATAAAGGAATTGCTGATGCAATGAGTGGAATAATTTATCAGGACGATAAGCAGATAGTAGAAGATATGCAGGAGCAATGGTATAGTTTAACGCCTTGTGTTAAAGTTGAGGTAATGCAAATATAATTGAAAGAGTTCTATTCATTTTATTGAGTAGAACTCTTTTTTTTAAAAATTCGCTTGTGACCATTTTAAAAACTACATATCATAGAATATGTCCTAATAAAGAAGACATTTGACACAGTCCACATATTCTGTAGCCACCTTTTTATTTTTATAAGGAAAAAGCTAAAAGTAAAGGTTCGATTCCTTTAGTGGCTATTGCCAGTTACTGGCAAATTTTCTCGAAGGTTTTTTGATCTGCTTTAGTACAGACGCAACTAAGGCTTTGGAAATAATCAAATGCATATTTAAAAAGTGTAAGCAAATTCGTCTTATTTTTTGAAAAAGTGTCAGTGCATTTGATTGTCTTGGCGCAATTGGATTTTTGATTTTAACCAATATATAGTTTGCAAATCTAATTGCTAAGTGAATAAGGGATAGCAAAAAATCATATTGAATTATTTATTTCGGTCAGAATATTTTTACATCCGCTATCCTGGTGGTTCGACTCCACGTTCACTTATTAGGGTATGAATACAACCCTGACACTGGTTTACTAATCTTAATTGCTAATTTAGGCATAATAGGTTAATTAATTGAAGATGACGGTGTAATGCGCATCATTCCGTCAATAACGCAGAGAAAGCGAAACTCCAATTAATTGTGAAAGCGATGCTTAAGGAAAGCAGCTTTCCTGTTTGGGCAAAGTGGTCCAGTAGCAACGACAGCGGACTGTAAATCCGCCACCGAAAGGTTTCGCAGGTGCGAGTCCTGCCTTTGCCATGAATAGCCGATGTTTGAGAGTTTAACGACTAATATAAGCAAATAAACAATTATGTGCGGTAATGGTAAATCGTACGTAAAATACCAAGTTAGTCACGAGGAAATCGTGCGTGTTGGCACCTTAGCTCAGTTGGTAGAGCGCTAGAGCGAAGTTCTAGGTCGTCGGTGGTTCAATTCCATCAGGTGCCATTTATATTAATGGGCTATTGCTTACGATAAAAGATCGATCCGCTAGTAGCGCTTAAATAGTGGACCCCAATAAGAGCAACACTTTTACAAGTTAGTGACGGATCATTACACAGCCATGGAGTGCAAATGGCGAGGATAAACTTGTGGTGCGTATGTTGGTACTCACGAAAATATAGTGAGGCAAGGTTCGACTCCTTGATACGCAATTTGTGTGAAGCTGGTGCATAAGGGACTGATAATCCTTCCAGCAATACTTCTTATAAAAACCTGGTGAACGTATTTGAGGGATACCGCAAATATTTTCTAGTCCAAAACGTAGTTGTTAGAGGGCATTGTGAAAGAAAGCAATCTAGGTTAGAAGCAAGGGCAACACACAGGAAACTAAAAACAAATACCGTGTGGCAATCGAATAAATTCCGAACCTGCGTTGAATGATAGCAGGTGTAGGGACTCTAGTTAATATTGACTTTCTCTTAGTTAATAGAACCAAAAGAGTGTTAGAGAATAAGATTGTAGCACCTTGATGCTGGGATAAAAACCAGCTATAAGCACACGAGTATTGTACAAGTAGCTCAAATGGTGCAATTTGATTATTACAAAATACAGAAAATCGTATTTCGAGTGAACGTTGAGTGGGATTGGTCCACGTCCTAGCTTATAAAACGTATATCAGCTTACAGGTCGCTCCTGTAAGTACGAGATATATTGCTAGTAGTTTTAATATAGTCCTTGTGAAAGTTGCCGAGGTCCTAATAAGACCCACACATTTTTAGGGAATGACGAAATGGTCGTAATAGTTTTATATATTAATTTGCTATTTTTGTACGAAAATTTGCTAATACCAAGAGATACTCATAAATATTAACACTATAACTATTCTAGTTCGATTCTAGCATTTTCTATACGTAGTGCCGTGACCCATTATTTTTCAATTTAAGTATCAGAGCTGCTTAAATTGACTATCTATTTTCAGACTGCTTTTTTTGTAGGTAGGATGGTAGCCTGCGGTAGATATTTAGTTCAAGTAGAACACCGCCATACATTCACCGGAGATATAGGTGCAATTCCTATGATATCTATATAGCCTAAACTAAAAGGCTGTAACCTTACAATTCAAATTCAATCATTACTAGTCTTGCGTCCAGATTCCCTTTCTTCTGGTCGCTTTTCTTTTATGGAGGAAAGAACATTTGTTTAATTTCTTTAATAATTTAATTTTTAACATGACGCATACCTTGTTACCATGCACTCTATTTATCGCTAATTTTTTAGCACTTATTACAGTGGTATATTTCGCCGTTTGGGGTGTTGGGTTTGTGCTTGGCGGTTTAGCTGCACTTATTAATCATTTTACACGTAAGAATTAGAGGTGACAGCAATTGAGGAGACAAACACGAGCTTATATCGAATCTCTACTTGAAGACTACATGAATTATCACAAATACAAGGCTCAAAGAGAGTTTGAGCTTCGTCATCCTTTTATTCCAGTAGATGAAAATGTGGGTGGCGGTAAAGCTCAATATAAACCAAATGATAGTGTCGACCGCATGTTAATCACACTGGATGAAGATATCAGATTGAACAATCTTCGACGTGAGCATTTTACTATCAAAGCATGTTATGAAGAAGCACCGGAATACGTACAACAGATAGTAAATGAATTGTATTTTAAAGCTCCAAGAAACAGAAAGTATTTAACCATTGCTGATCTAGTGATTGCACATGTCATCCCTGTTAGCAAAACAAAGGCTTATGATGCTTTCAATGACTTTTTAGAAGATATAGCAAAGGAATTAAAGTTGCATTACTAAAATGACTAATAAAGATAAGAGTACAGAAAAAATAAGAGAGTTAATTGGAACTAAGCAAATTTATCGTGTTTATTACACTATTGGTAATGAAATGCGTTGTATTTATGTTGTAGCGGACAAAATTGACTTATATAGCTCCGAAAATCTAATAGCTTTCAATAAGATTGAGTCTTATGTAGGAAAACATATTTACACCACTGTATCTGGTCCGGAGGGCACCTATCCTTCCGAAGATTATATAGATTTTGAGTGGCAAGTTGATTTTCAAGAACCTGACGATTCAGTGAAGGATTATCGACTAAGATTTGTGAAAATTCCTATAAAAAACATTGAATTCATAGAAGAACAAGCAAGATGGGAGTAATAATCGATGAAAAATCTAGTAGTACATACATTATCAGATTTGTTAAAGGAAAATAAGAAAATATATCAAGTTAACTATCTTGTTGCTGACAAGTTGAGGTTAATTTACATCATTGATGAACCAAATGTACTTGATATGAAGTTAACAAAATCCGGCTTTATAGACTTAAATAAATTACATATTGAGATTGACTTGATGAAAGACGATAAAATTCACTCTCGTTATCAATGGTTTGATGACTTTAAAGATTCAGAAATTCGGAACGCTGAAAGTTACCAGGTTACTCAATTTAGGATCCGTGTTTGTGATATAAAAAATGTTTCTGAAATAAGAGGATAAATTACAAAATGACGAATAATAAAATGAATGAAGAAGAAGCAAGTGCACGTTTAGCTAATATGTTAAATGAAAGAAAAGTCTATAAAATTAGATACACCAAGTCGGATAAAACTACTCATACTTATGTAGTATGCAAACCAGAAGACATGAAAGGCGCTTTACGATCAGGAACTGGTTTTGTATTTTTCGATAAGATAATGAGTTATGCCAAACGCATAGGGTGTATAGGTGTAAGCTGGGGTGATGGACTTGTAATGCCAAAGGACGGTGCAAAAAATTATTGTCTAGTTGATTTCAGCATCCCAGTAAACAAGATTGAAGAAGTAGATGAGGTAAAACTTTGATGATAGAAGGAAATAAGATGAAAAGAAAACTAATTGGACTATTGGGAGTTGCATTAAGTTGTTTAGCATTAACAACAGGCTGTTCCTCATCAAACAATGATAGTAAAGCTGCAAACGATCCTCATTCTAGCGCAATGGTAGAAAATAAAGAATATAAGCTGGCCTATTTTGAGGCTAAGGCTAATAGCGACATTGAAAGTCAATACTATTCTCTGGGATTCTATAAATCAGGGGTAGTGGTAAATAAAGATTTAAAAAGTGGTTCCGATAATTACCAAGAAATCATAGTTCCTGATCTTGAGACGCCATATGTTAAGTTTAAAGATGATACTTATTATATTTACCGTGCCCCTTATACTATGTATAACCAGCCAGTAATTAAGGGAAAGGTAACAAAGAAAGAATAATGAAGCGTATAGCAAAAATAGTCACTATTTTAGGACTAGCAACTGTTTCTTTGGGCACAACTGGTAATAACGTTTATGCTATAAGTCATTCATCTGCCCATCCATCATCTCATCCCTCTGCACACCCTAGTTCACATCCAACAAGCCATCCAACAACGGCCAGACCTACATCTCGTCCAGCGACTACACCACATACTTCGGCCACGCCACATTCTAATAACGTCCACGGTTCAAGTTCTACTATGCATGCTCCTAATAGCACAACCAGAACAAATACTAGTCCAGGAAATACAAGCAGCAAAACATCAAATACGGGTACTGCTAAAACAGTATCTCCAACTACAAAAGCTATAAATCGTTTGCCACAAACCCTTAAAGTATCTAAAAGTATTGAACGTGCAAAAACGACTACAACATATCATTCTTTAAGCAGTAATTCCTATAGATCAGATTACTTATATTGGCATGGGTATTGTGACGCTTATTATAGACGACCTATGTTTAGCTACTATTATCCATGGATGCCTTGGTGGTTCTGGAATTCACACAATTATGAGTCTACTAAGGTGAAACAAGAAGCTCAAAAGAAAAATATGCGGTGGATTAAAGTTGACGATAAAGCAATTGCTGTTCCTAAAAAGATATACGCCAAGATTAAAGTAGGGGATACAGTCGAGCTCACTGATAACACGCATATTAATATTAACGGTCACACTTATAGTAGGTAGAGAGCGAAGATAATGAAGAAAAATAGGGAGGAACAAAAATTTATCTATGGCAAAAACACTCATCCTTATTATTTTTTATTTTTGCATCGGTATAGCAATAGGACTACTGATTGCAAAGCTTAAAGCGCTTAAGAAAAAAGATGTTGAATTAGAATTACAAGAGAAAATTGATACACTAAAAATTGAAAAAGAAGAAATCACTTTAGAAAACGAAAAATTAAAAAATTTTCTTGAAGAAAAACAAAACGAAATAACACAGAATTCGGTTCAAAACAAATTCGATGAGTTCTGTTCCAGATACAAGTCAGATGCTATCGCAAAGATTAAGTTGAAAAATAAAAAGTTAGTCCTTACAGGATTTATTAATGAAACTCAACTAGAACAATCGCTAGCATTAAATACCAAATATGTATCTTTTTATAGAATACAGAGTAAAATACCATACAGTATTTCTAAAGTTTTCTTTGGAACTTCATATATTAACGAATTAAGCGATAAATATTATTGGAGCGACGGATGGATAAAGCCAAAAGATTATGCGATAGATTGGAAAACATCTAGAATGTATATAAAATTATCAGATCTTGAAGACATAGAAATTGAAAGTGACTAATAAATAGTTAGTGCTGAGAGGAGCATTCTAAGTTCTTTAAAAAGTATTTAGGCCAATTAATCGAAATAGAAACATTAGATTTTAAAGAAGCATACATTGATTAGAGATAGATAGTATAATTATTTTAAGATCAACTTTGATGGCCGTAGGAGTAGGTATCAAAGTAAGCTCTCTGATTACAGGAGAGCTTTTTTGTAGGGAGGGATGAATAAAGTGACAAAAAGAATAAAGCCTAAATGGCAGCTTGAAAAAGAACAAAGTAAAAAGGGGAGGATTTTTGATTCTCTAAATGATTATGCCAATTCTCTCCGAAAAGCTTTTGAAAATTTAGGTAAAACATTTCATTGGGGATATAGTAAAACGAAAAGTAAAGATACTGGTGGGATAGTAACTGCTAATACCATTACTTTGTTTAAGGATAGGAACGATGAAATTAGAAAGAAAGCCGATCAGCTATCGAAAAGACTAGACGAGTTAGAAAGAAAAATAAACGGGCATTAAAAATATTATATATTAATTATTGCTATTGTACTTTCCTTGAAAGAAAGCAATGGCTTTTTTTATGTCCTTAAAAAGGTTTGTATTCTAACCCCGTCGATTTCGACCGGTTTAAATTTTTTTGCGGGAGTTATCTAACTCGATTGTGACCATTATTAATCATCCCTATAATGAACTAAGATAGCTTTATAGGGGGGATAAAATGCGGTTGAAAAATTAATCGACCGTTTTTGCGACCGTTTTTAGTTAGAATAAAAATTAAACGCCCTAGCTTTTACGAACTGGGGCGTACTTTATTGAATAGAAAGAGTTTAATTATATGCTATCTAATTTTAATGTTGCATTTGGATTTGTTAGAAACTATGGACGTATTTTATTTAAACAGGCTGGTATTTACTATGATGGTACTAATGTAGTTGTCAGAATGCTCAATAATGGCAGTTTAGTAGTGGTGTCAAAAAATGTCGTCCCAACACAACTATCCTATAAATGTCGTAACTTACTTGATATGTCAATGGACAAAGGGGAGAGTTAATTGTGACTACAAAAGAATTTGAGCAAGAAATAAAGACAGGCCTAAATAAATTGAGTGAACAGGATATTAAACGTATAAGGGATGAGTTCAATTCTGAGCCAGATTATTCTATTCCTAGTCAAAGCCCAAAAAATAATCGTCTCAAAAATGATAGGGGGGTATATTTTTCATTTGAAAATTCGAAAATTTAGAGTCTTCAAAAATGACAGGGGGATAAAATTTTTATTTCAAAACTCGAAAAAATTAGACCTTCAAAAATTAATGGGGGGTATATTTTTCATTTCAAAAATTGTTTTTTCAGTAAAGTAGGAGACTTAGTAATGCCAGATTTCAATATATTTCATATGAAAAATGATCCAATAAATTTGGACTCAGATCAAGTTTGCGAAATAAGACGAATATACGATAGTAGAAGAACAAAGAGTAAATATTGGTGTCCCTTTTGTGATTTTCACATAGGAAATGATGAAACAACTAAAATTGCTGAATTAGAAATACCAACAAAGGTTAAAGAAGCGAATCTATATCATGGCTACATCTTTTCATCATTAGATATGGAAAATTTGTGGGATTATCCTACTAATTGGTTAAGTGAAATTAGAATGCTGGTTAAAGCTAATAATTGCTATGGTTTATATAGAGAAATTACAGATTCTCACAGGATAAGCAGCGCTTATATATCAATAGTAAAGAGATGTCCTAAATGTAATAGGAGGTTAACAGATTGGGAAAAAGACCTGTTATATATAAAAAGCACCCCATGAAGGGATGCTATAAGATGAACAAACATGATAGATGGAAAGCTGAAATGCTGTTAAACAGTGATTGGATGAAACGATTTACACATATCACTAATGCAATGATTTATGATGAAGCCACAAGAATTAGTGGCATCGACTGGTTTACTGATAAAAACTATAGCTCGCATAAATACACAGAAGTAAAACTACAAGCAGCTCATAATCTAAGAAAGAAGTACATTAAATATGCAAGATAAAGATTTTTTATATCAATCAGTTCATAAAACTTGGGAACAATTGAAACTTCCTGCTGAACTTATGGATCAATATTGATATCAACCACGTGTAGTTTGGCAGTCATACATTGCTGGCAACCGAAAAATGATGTTTTTCTTGGATGCATTTAAAGATCCGTGTCATGTGGGTAATTTCTACATTGAATGCACTTTTGTGGCACATGACTGCTCACTTTCGATTGATATTTATCAGCTACATTCTCACAACTCATACTGATCCAGAAAATAAGAGAATTTATTCCCAGAAAAAGCATGCTTTTTATATATACAGAAGAAAAATTTTTTCTGAAAAAAGCATGCTTTTTATATATGCTTATTTGGCTTTCATCCCGGAAAACTTTTTCTTTGAAAAGATCTTTCTTCTATATATCTAAATATCTAATTTGAACACATGTTCGCTTACTATTATATAGTCGTAATGTAATTAAAAGCTTCTATATAATGTAGAGAAAACATGCTAACAGCTCTAAAAAGGGCTATTTTTGCCCGCTAGCACCTTTTTTCTCCCTACACTTCTAATTGTATTCATGTTTTTAAAAATCTTAGTTGCTAGCTATCTACCTTATATAGATAAATCCTTATTTAGTAAGTGTTCAGACTATGCGAAAAAAGTTTATAAAAGGGGTTGACTAATTTAAATCATAATATTATGATCATTGTGTAAGGTTGATTAAGGCAAAATAAAAAGCCTTAAAGGTAGAGCCCTCAAGACCTTACTAAATTTAATAGCAAAGGGCGCAAAAGCCATGAGTATTACAGTAACTTTTGCGGATCCTAAAATAATTTTATTTATTGTAGCTGTTTGTGTTTGGCTATATGAACAGCACAAAAATAAAAAATAAGATTCGTAAAGGGTAAGCTTAAAGGCTTGCCCTTTGCTATAAGTATACCATATAAAAGGAGTTTGAAAAATGGTATTAAGTGAAGAAGAAAAGAAAAGAAGACATAGAGAAGCACAAAGGCGCTATAATGCTAGACGCATAAAAAAGAGACTAGCAGGAGACAAAAAGGAATTAGAACAGTATGAAAGAGACAAAGCCAATTCAATGTATGGGAATGTTAAGAGTTATATAAGCGAACAGGCAACAAAAGCCCAATTATTAGAATTTAGGGACTTAATAGCAGAACGCCAGAAAAAACTTTCAAAAAAATAAATAAAAAGTATTGACTATCATAATATTATGATATATTATAAATATGTAAGTTGAAGAGGGAACAAAAAAAGCCCAGTGCGGGAACACTGAGCAAACTCAAAAACTTATAAAGTGTCTAAACAATATAAATAGTAGGCTAGAAGCCTTTTAATTTGAGTAACTATATAATACCAAATTAGAAGCTTCTAGTCTAGCAAAATTTAGATTAGGAGTGTTTTTATTATGGTTAAAAATGAAGTAAAAGAATTTAATGTTTACGGTAATGTTTACGGTGTAAGCCTTTGGCGTTCTGGTATGGCTGCGATTTTTGATATGTTAGACGGCTTAGCAGGCAGTAAAGAAAATAGTGAATTACATGAATATAAACAAGCACTAAACCAAGAAGGAACATACAGCCTAAAAATTAACGGTAAATTTAACCCGAACAGCGTTTCAAGTTCTGAACTATTTAATAATTTTGCTGATGATTTAAAAGCTAATATCTTAAATAGTGAGCTTGAACAAGTTGGATTTAGTAAAGAATGGTTAATAAGTCAACATAATAAATTAGTTGAAATAGCTATCAACTTAAACAAGAACAAAGTAGAAATTGAATATTAAGAGGTGTTGAAAATGAAGACTATAAAAAATGTTGCAGACGTTAAAAGTTTAGATATAATAGCAGCATTTAAACAAGCAAAAAAGGTTTATTACGATACAGTTGAAGAAGTTTGCGGGAGTATAACCGCCTATAACACCCCTAAACAATCTAACAAAATTGATGAAGCACTAAAAAAATACGATAAAAAATTTTATATTAACAATCGTCAATTTTTAGAAATTTCCATCATTGATGCAAGTTTTGAAAAATATGGCGTCGGGGCGCTATTTATAGGCTTTAACGATGACACGGGCGAGAACTTCAACCACTATCCCTCGGCAAGCTTTGAGGTGTGTTATTCACTTAGTGAAGTTGCTTACTATTGGAATGATTTTTTAAAGCGATTGAATGAAAATACTTTTATTTACAGATAGAAGAAACAAAGTGAAAAAAATAAAATTTGTGTTTATTGAGTATGTGCCGGCTAGCAAGAAACTAGAAGAATTTGAAGAAGTCGCAAGCTTTGCGCCTGAATTGATGGAAGTTGCACAGCGGACTTTTAAAAGTTATAAAAAGAGCTTAGAAAATAGCGAAAATGATTGCTATTTAGGCATTCAATACCAAGACGGCGACAGCGAAAAAATTATGTAAAGGAGTATTTAAAATGTTAGAAAGTGAAGTATTTACAACAGTAGCAGGATATAAAAAGCATTAGCTAATTTAGTTATTAAAGCAGCAAAGCAAAATAAAAAATAAGTTTGCTTGGTATATATCTATGTGATGCAAATAGCGGTGGACTAGATGAAAACGAAATACAATTTTTTGAACGAATAGTGAAAGACGGCAAAAAGGACGGGCGTAAGTGGGTTCTAAGATATCCTAAGACAATATAAAACAATAAAAAAGACGGCTAAAGTAGCCGTTTTTATTTATATTTTACTTGATTTTATATCTTATAAGGTATATTATAATACTTGTGATGGGGATGGAATGGTAAACCTGAAACCTCACACGTGGCAAAGTAAAAGCCGTGGGCTTTTGCAGAACCCACGGCAACAATAGAAAGGGTAAGCAATGACCATCACAATAACTATTGCTAGTCCCTACTTCTTAATTATTATTATAGCGGGAATAATTGCCGTTGTAAACAATAAGAAAAAGAAGTAAAGAGCTATAACGTGGGTAAGTCGGAGGGCTTGCCCTTTCTATTTATATAAGGGGCTTTATTATGAAAACAAGCAACGCACAACGAAAAGCAAATAAAAAATATAAGGATAACCACCCAGACAAACAACGCACTTACGTCGCAAGGTCAACCGCTAAGCGTTTTGTAAAAGAACTTGCAACACTTAAAGACTTAGACGAACTAACGGCGCTTATACAAGCTAAACGCCAAGAACTAAGAGAAGGCGAGAACGATGAAAAATAAGGCAATTCAAAATGGTATCACTTTAATTGTTTTATTAAGCTTTTTAATTGGCGCAATAAAAGAAAGAAGTATACTATTAGCAACAATCTTTTTTATAGGTATAATCATTTTTATAATTGTTAAGTTAAGAGGTGGGAACGATGGCAACGGAAGCACAAAAAAAGGCTCGTGATAAGTGGAAGGCTAAGAATAAAGAAAAGAACGCGCTTATTAATAAGCGATCGACGGCAAGAAGTTTTATAAGAAGGTTCGCTAGCTTGGAAGACTTGGAAGAGTTAAAAGGGCTAATAAAGGAACGCGAAACCGAGCTAAAAAGCGAAAAATAATTTATTAATTCTCTTGACTCTATACCCTATAGGGTATATTATAATATATGTAAGGAGGTTGAAAGCCTTAACCGAGTAAACTTCCTTACGATTCCCGAATAGTGGGAGGTGGTCGGCACTTGGCTTATAAGTCACGTAAAGACTACCAGCGAAAAATAAGGGCACAAAAAAAGGCGAAAAGATGGAACTTAATAGAACATCTTAACACCTTAATAAACCTTATTATAGCGCTGGTTCAGCTCTGGTTACTTTACCACCAATACCACTAAGGGAAGTAACCACTAAGGGGCGAGCGTTAAGGGCTTGCCCTTTTGTGGTTTTATTATACCATGAAGGAGCTTTATTATGAAAAAAAGAAAAAACATTATTAAGTTAATAGATTTTATTGTGCTTCTGATTGCTCTTTTTACTTTAGTTTTTTATGAATTTGATACATATAAATTAATTTCTGGGCTGGTTGTTTTATCGTGTAGCATTTCATTATATATAGAAACATTTAAAAATTAAGATAAACGAATTTAAAGGCTATCTATTTATTTAGGTAGCCTTTTTTATTTGCTCATTTAATAACATATGTTTGCTTAGCTTCAATGGCTATTAAAGCTTATATCATTAAGCAACTATAAGACTAATAAGAGAGATACACACGACAACACCAGCACCCAAAGCATAGACATCGAACAAGCTAAACTACTAAGACACTTAAGGCTTAACTATATAAGGAAGAAGGTAACGGCACGAGCTTATAGACCACAACCCAAACAACACCAGTAAGACTATGCACGCGAACAATTACAACTACAACACTATTACTATTTCTTATCATATTACTAAGAACACAAGTAAGAGAATAGAAAAAACATACCAGCAAGACGCAGGAGCACACAAGAGCACAACAAGGCTATATAAGGCAAGTAATACCACAATACTACAAACTCATATATTAAGTGTGTCACGTGCGGAAAAAATGCGGAACCATTGGACGGCTTAAGGTGCTATATTGATAGCATACAGAACTAGAGTTCAGGACGCGCACGCGTGCGGCTGCTGGCTGTACCTTGTACCATCGCATACGATAGCACACCACACCAGCGACGCGACCACGTGAGACACTACACACGATAGACAAGCAAGACAACGACAAGAATAACAATTATAAATTACTTTTGTTTTTTCTTTTTTTGTTTTATAAAAAAAGATTTTTCTTCTTTCTTTGTCGTTTGTTGCTACACTATCAGCAATCCAACACAGCAAGAGAAGAGCAGACACAGTGAACCGATACAGATACGAGACAAACAACAATACTTTCTACCATTCGCAAGCGTGGAGAACGCTACGACGTCAAGCGCTCGAACGTGATAAACATCTTTGCCAAATCTGTTTGCAACACAACGAACTCACGTTTGCCGATACAGTACACCACATTAAGCCTATAAGGGAAAACGACTCGGAAAAATTGTGCCTTGAAAACCTTGTGACTGTTTGCCGTAAGTGCCACAACGAGCTACACCGTGAAAAGCCTATGACTTTAAAAAAGAAAAAAAGACGTTTAAACAACTATACCAATTTAGTGAAACGGTTCACAAACAACAAAGAAGTATGGTGAAAATTCACCAGATATAGCCCCCCTGGGGTGAAAAATATTGCTGTGTTGACACCGGTGGAGCGGTGCAGGCCCCCACTTCACGATAAATTCGCTTTATTTTTGAAAAAAAGTGGGTCGAAATAGGGTGTACCAATTCTATTTTATATAGATAATAAAACCGCGCGTATGCTAAAAATTAACGAAAGGAGGTAGACCAATTTAGCTATGCCTAGAAATGCTCAAAGTGCTTATATACAGTTGCTTAATGGCAATCCAAATAAGCGTACAAAAAAGCAATTAAAAAAGAGAATTAAGCAAGAAGAAAAGCTTCAAGTTTCAGCCGAAGATATGGATATACCAATTTCAGCTGATGCAGGGGTGAAAAAGGAGTATAACCGAATTTTAAAAGTGTTTAAGGATTCGGACCTTTTTAACGAAGCTGATGTCACAACTTTGGCTCGATATGCCGATTTATGGGGCGAATACGTTGCAGCTAATCGTCGATTGAAAAAGAACGGTAAGTACCACGATGGAAAGCTTGATCCTGATTTAGGTTTTAAATTAAAGTTATCTGCTGAACTAGACAAGTTAGCAAAAGAATTAGGTTTAACTCCCGCTGCGCGTGCATCCCTTGCAATAAGCAAGAAAGATGATGAGCCTGATAAGTCGGATGACGACTTTTAAAGGAGGTTTTATTTACGACCGAAACAGAATCAATTTTAGATAAGAACCCATTAGATCTTGACTATCAAGGCGTGGTCGAATGGGTAAATAAATATAAAGAACGGGAGAGGTCTCTAGGTCACATCTTAGATAAACCTGCTCCCGCTTTATTAGCCACTTTTTATGCTCAAATGGTTGCAGAAGGCTCTATTGTTTCTAATGAGTGGGTAAGAAGAGCTTGTGAGCGTCATTTAAAAGACCTAAAAAGATCAGAAGAAGATCCTGATTATCCGTGGGTTTTCGATGAAGAAAAAGCTTGGCGACCTATTCGGTTTATCGAAAAGAAGTGTCATCCTACTAAAGGTAATTTTAAGCATTTAGTTATGCAACCTTGGCAACATTTTATCGTTGGTAGCATGTTTGGTTGGGTTAACAGAGATACAGGAATGAGACGATTTCGTGAATCATTGATATTCGTTGGACGTAAAAACGGTAAACGTTTTGCCGTTTAAAAATCGAGCAAAATCGGTAAAAAACTTTAATTATGAATAGTTATTTTCTCTATAAACATACAAATCAAATTAATGGCAAAGTATACATTGGGATAACAAATGACATTTCACGGAGATGGCGTAATCAAGGCATAGAATATAAGCCCCATTCTTCAAACACATCCCGATTTTGGAATGCTATACAAAAATATGGATGGAATAATTTTAAACATGAGATTCTAATCAACAACTTAACTTCACAAGAAGCATGTAAGAAAGAAATAGAATATATAGCTAAGTACGATTCGACTAATCGTTTAAAAGGATACAATATTGCAAGTGGTGGAAATGGAGGAAGAATCTGGAAAGAACATCCTCGTGGCATGCTTGGTAAACATCAGACTAAGTTTGAAATAGAATCTCACAGATTGCTTTTGAGCGATCCGCACAAGAATCCAATGCTTAATGGTAAAACAGTATGGGGAAGAACTCATCCACATCCTCGTGGCATGCTTGGTAAGCACCAAACAGAACATCATAGGTTAGTCATGAGTAAACAAGTGGGAAATAAGAATCCAAATAGCAAAGGATTAAAAGTTATATTTCCAAATAATACTATTAGGACATGGCCTACGATGAAAGCTTTTGTTGATGAATATGGTTTTTATAAAGTATATGAGTTAGTTAAAAGTGGAAAGCCATATAATGTTGATTTGAGAAAAATAAAAAAGAAAGATAGAGAAAAATGCTCTTATTTCATGGGATGTATTTTTAAACATCAATAAAGAAAATACCGAGGTAACTTGTTAGATTGCGTAAGGCTAATAAGTACCGTAACGCATAGAGCTTGAATAAATATAATAGCTCCAAGAGTGTTCGACATTCTTAAGGAATGAAAATATATGCTAAACCAGAATGGAATTAACCATTCGATGAAAATGAGGGTGACCTCTGGAGTGTAAGATAAAAAGCTTACAGTTAAGAACAAAGAAAACTGAACTAGAATCGGGACTTGCAGATTATATGGCTGGTTTTGATGGAGAAAATGGACCAAACGTTTACTTTTTAGCCAACTCACAGCAACAGTCCCGACTATTATTTGAAGCATCACGTTCAATGATTAGAAAATCGCCATGGCTAAGTGAAAGATTTGTGCCTAATCGCAGTGAAATTCGTTTTCCTGCTACTGATGGAAAGATCATGGCAATGTCAGCTGAAAAGAGTAACAAAGATGGAGAAAACGTTCACTTCGCCGTTTTCGATGAAATCCATGAATATCAAGATTACAGCTTAATTAACGTAATGAAAAACAGTCGTGGTACACGTACACAACCATTAATTGTTTACATTACTACTGCTGGTTTTGTCCTCGATGGTCCACTAATGGATATGGTGGAGCAGGCACAAGATACTCTTAAAAACTATGAAGATGACATAAATTCACGTACTTTTTACTACATTGCTAGCCTAGACAATGAAAAAGAGACAGAAGATCCTACTAAGTGGGTTAAAGCTAATCCTAATATTGGCTTAATGCAAATGGTTGATATGATTACCGACTTTAAATCAGCTAAGCGTGTTCCTCGAGAATATGCTGACTGGTTAACTAAACGTTTCAACATATTTGCTGATGCTGATGAGATGAGCTTTATCACTCCTGAAATTTTGAAAAAGAATAATCAACACATTAATTTGAATACTTTATTAGATCGAGATTGTATCGGTGGTTATGACCTATCTGATACAGAAGACTTTACGTCAGCATGTCTGGAATTCCCTCTGGACGATGGTGGCGTTTTTATTTTGGAACATTCTTGGATTCCACATCGTAGATATGAGCAAGATAAGAACCCAGAACGTATAAGAATGTGGGAAAAACAGGGAGAAATAACAATTATTCCTGGCGATTATGTCGATTTCAGCTATGTTTACGACTGGTTTAAAGATATGTCTGAAAAGTACAACATTGTGCAGATTAATTACGACCCTGCTAAGGCAATTAGACTTAATAAGCAGATGGAAGAATTTGGATTTAAGACCCAACCAGTACGTCAAGGTTTCTTTACTCTTGGTGGTCCAATGCAAAACTTTAAAGAATTACTGCTTGATGGCAAGGTCGTATTTAATGAGCAATCAATGTTTAAGTGGTACTTAAATAATGTCGAGCTAATTACAGATAGAAATGATAACTGGATGCCTACTAAGACATCTCGTTCCCGTAAGATTGATGGCTTTGCAGCAGCATTAGATGCACACGTAAGTGTAATTGACATGCTAGTTGAACCAGACGATGACGATGAACCAATATCACAATTTATTTCTTTTAGATAATATGAAGAAACCCAATCAAATAATTATGATCCACAAATTATGGTACTTCTTTCTATGGAAGATGGTTCACCAACTATATACGTTAATGGAGAGTATCGATGGGTGAAGATTAAGGAAATACAAATGAATAAAAGACAGAAAATTAAGCTCTTGCGGAACAACCCGCAGGGCTTTTTTTGTAGATATGGTAAAAATCAAGCTATATCACTTGCCTGCTGGTGTGTGTTAAATCGAGGCATCAGTGGAGAATTACTTTTTAATCAAATAGAAATGATTATATTTTTTGAAGACGAACGCTGGAAGTATGGATTGCTTAAAGCTCATGAAGCAGAATTAAACCAATCCCAGCAAGGACTTTTGAAGTATGTAAAATCTAAGTTCATGAGCTGGCTTCCCGAATAGAGAGGAGGTGAGCGAATGAGCTTTTGGGATAAAGCTAAAAAATTTTTAAATCCATTCCAGCAAAGCAAAGGGAATAGCTGGGAAGGGCCGCATTATAACTTCAATGGTTGGGCTAATACACCATTTTTCGGCATTAAAAATCAGGATTTAACTACTAACGAAGAAGTTTTTAGTGTAGTTACAAGATTAGCTAATACAGTTTCAAGCTTACCCTTGCATGAATACAAAAAGTATCAGCAAACTACTACTCCTGTAAGTGGTCTTCTAACAGTAGAATCTAATCCATCAATGACAGCCTTTCAACTATTAAATCAATTAGAAACATCACGTAATGTCGATGGAAATGGATATTTGTGGATTGAAAGAGATAGCTATGGGACACCGCAACATTTATGGCCGATTGACCCTAAGACAGTTGTAGTTAAGCGAGATATTGATACTGGCAATATTTGGTATCAAATTAGTTCAGATACGTATAACTTTTTAGTATTTAACACGGAAATTATCCATGTTAAACATATTAGCCCATTATCTGACTTTGTGGGTATTAGTCCATTGGATGTGCTTTCTAGCTCTTTGAAGTTTGCACGTACAGTAGAAGAGTTTTCCATGAATGAAATGGATAAAAAGGATGCATATATCATTCAATACGACCGAAGTGTTGGTCAAGAAAAACGCCAAGCACTTATGGACGATTTTAGAAGAATGATTAAAGAAAACGGTGGTGCAATCCTACAAGAACAAGGCTTTAAGATTGACCGTTATGAAAGTAGATTTCAACCAGGCGATCTGCAAACTGTATCTAATATTACTAAGCAAAGAATTGCTAATGCTTTTAACGTGCCACTATCTTTTTTAGATAACGGCAATACGAATAATGCTAAAAGTTCTGAAAGCATTATGACCCAGTTTGTTGAGATGACTCTAATACCAATCGTAAGACAATATGAAGCAGAATTTAACAGAAAGCTCCTAACGCAAAATCAACGTGCTAGGGGCTATTATTTTAAGTTCAACATCAATGGCTTAATGCGTGGAGATACTGCATCAAGAACAAGTTTTTACGCAATGATGATTAGAAACGGAATTGCGACTCCTAACGAATTGAGAAAGCTTGAAGATTTACCTGAAACTAAAGATAAGAATGCAGATAAATTATGGTTCTCTAAAGATTTGGCTTTGCTTGAAGATGCTGATAAATTCAGCAAATCGACCGATATTAAGCAAGTGCCGCAATTGAAAGGAGGTGACAATCCTGATGACGACAACGAAAATGAAGATGCCAAGCTATCTGACAATCAAACAGGAAGCGAAAACAAACAATACAGCCGACATGTATATTGATGGCGAAATTGTAGCTGACGAATGGGAAGATTCCGATACATCAGCAGCAGGGTTTAGGGATGCTCTTAAATCACTAGGGGATGTAAAAGAAATTAATTTACATATCAATTCACCTGGCGGAAGTGTTTTTGAAGGTATAGCAATCTACAACATGCTTAAACAAAATAAAGCAAAAGTGAATATTTATGTTGATGCCTTAGCTGCATCGATCGCAAGCGTCATCGCAATGAGTGGTGACGCTATTTTTATGCCTTCAAACAGTATGATGATGATTCACAATCCTTATACCTTGGCAGTTGGCAATGCAAATGAACTGCGTAAAGCGGCAGATGATCTAGATCAAATTACTAAGGCTAGCATTGCTTCTTATTTAGCAAAAGCCGGAGATAAATTAGACGAATCTACTTTAAAAGAGTTGATGGATAACGAAACTTGGTTAACGGCAGAAGAAGCCGTTGATTATGGCTTAGCTGACGAAGTATTAGAACCTAATCAAGCAGTTGCTTCTGTAAATAATCCATTTGCTAGAAAATTCAAGCATTTGCCAGAACAGCTTTTAAAACACAATTCAGTTAAGCAGGAGGATGAACAATCTTCTGAAACAATGAAACAACTTGAAGAAATTAAAAAGAGAGCGTTGCAATCCAGCAGCGCTCTTTCTATTGAACTTTTAAACATTAAGGAGAATTTTTAGATGAATATTTATGAATTACGACAAGAAACTTACAATGCTGGTCAAGCATTAAAGGATATCGAAGATGCATTAGCAAAGGCTGCTACTGATCCAGATCCAAAGGCACTTGAAGATATTAAGGCTTTGAATCAAAAGAAAGATGGTGCGGCTTTACGTTACAACACTTTAAAGGAACGTTATGACAAGGCTAAAGAAGCTCAATCTGATGAAATTAAGAACAAATTAGCAGAAGCCAAAGATAAGCAAGTAGAAATGCCAGCAGATCCAAAGCAACGCCTAATTAAAGCAGAAGCTGCATGGATTCGTAAGACTGTTCGCCCTGATAATGCCAACTTCCAAGAAAAGTGGAACTCAGTTAAGCAAGAATTAAAGGACGATGATGCATCTAAGGGTGGTAACTTATTACCAGTTAATGTATCAAATCAATTAATCTCTGAACCATTTGCTACTAACCCTCTACGTCAAATGGAAACTATTTCAACTGTAACTAACTTAATTTTGCCACGTATTGCATTTGATGTTGCTGATGATGATTTCATTAAAGATGGTGAAATCGCTAAGGAAATGGACCTTAAAACAGATAAAGTAACTTTTGGCCGTAATGAAATGAAAGTACGAGCTGGTATTTCTGATACTGTTTTACTTGGTTCAGATGCAGGCTTAGTTGAATACGTAAATAATGCTCTATCATCTGCATTGCAATTAAAGGAACGTAAATTACAACTTGGCACTTCTAACCCAGCAGGCTTAGAACATATGAGTTTCTATGATACTACCACTGTTAAGATTAAGTCTGTTTCAGGCAAGGATTTATTCCATGCAATCCGTAAAGCTATTGCTGACTTAGACGATGCTTTCCAAGATAACGCACAAGTTTTAATGACTAGAAGTGATTACTATGACATGCTTGATAGTTTAGCTAATAATTCAGCTACTCTTTACCAAGCACAACCAGAATCAGTTTTAGGTGTTCCGGTTAAGTTCACTTCTGCTGCAACTACCCCTGTTGTTGGTGACTTTAGTTTTGCTCAATTGAACTACGAAATCAATAGTTCTTTATACGAACAATACAAGGACTACCAAAAGGGTATGAACTACTTCCAATTAACTGCATGGTTTGACCACCAAATCAAGTTAGCTAGTGCATTCCGCCTTGCAAAGGTTGATGGCGCGGGAAAATAACAACCCCGTCTGGCGATAAAGGATCAGATGACAAAAAGTCTGATACTAAGCCAGATACAGGCGGGGATACCAAGCCCGTAAATAAACCAGCAACTCCTGATGACCAAAAATCAGATACAGGTGACTCCAAAAAGCCAGATGAGAATGTTCAGCCCAGATATACAAAAGAAGAACTTGATTCCAAATCAATTGATGAGCTTAGACCTATCCTTAATAAGATGAGTCCTGATCCTATGAATCCTTCTACACAATACATACCAACCGCATTTGATACTAAGGATGAAATTGTTGCAGGAATACTTAGTGGCAAAGGCATTACGCAAAGAATAGCTATGAAAGATAGAACAGTAGCTAACTTAAAACAAGGCTTAGACACTATGCAAATTAGCTATCCATCTAATGCTACAAAGCAACAATTGCTAGACATCATTGGTGAACATCATATTGGTGATTAATTATGTCAATTAAGTCTTTGTTAACAACAGTAGAGCCAGAAGACCTTCAAAATGTTAAAAACTTTTGCAAAGTTGATGGCGATTTAGAAGATCAAGAGATAACTGGAATGATGCTATCGGCTCGTCGAGATATTATTGGTCAAGTTGGAGATAGAATTGACGATTTTTTCGATGATAATTGGAATTTTAAGTACGCAGTTTGGTTAAAAACATATCACAGTTATAACAACCGTGATACATCTTCAAATGCGATGACTTTTGAAATTCAAGATACTTATAATTCGACTATTAATGCGATGAAAGACGATTATCGTTATCGAGTTTGGCTTGAAGATAAAGAAAACGATCATGACGACGGAGAAAGGAATGAAAACTAGTGACTAAGCATACTAGCATAAATATCGCACGAATGCGATATAGACTTGAATTCGGCATAATGGGTTCAACCGACGAAATCAATCCAAATACGGGCGAAGCAGTGAATGGCTTTGTACCACAATTTACTAAATGGGCCGGTCAATGGACTTTAAGCCAAACCCAAGAAGCTACTTTTGCTGGTTCTAATCAAGGCGATTTAATGACTTTCTTCGTTCGTCACGACAAAAACATTACTAGTGATATGATTTTACGCTTAGATGGCAAGGAATACACAATCACACACATCAATAGGGATGATGGGCTAACGGCTAATTCATTTGACTTAATCACGTGCAAGAGGAAAGAGGTGCATCATGCATGAGTGAAATTCTTAATGAGAATAATTTTGATCGTGCCATTGATGAAATTAGTAAATCTTGGACGATGCAAGAACGTACTTTTGTCAATAATACTGGTATGGGTGCTTTTTATCCAGTGTTAAAAACAAAGGTAGACGCACATAAGGATCCCACTAGAAAACCAGTAGGGTATCCAGAACATATGGCGGATACTTTGGTTAAAAATGTTAATAAAGATGGCTCAATTGAGGTGGGCTTTTCTAAAAAAGGCAATAAAGCTTATATTGCTCGCTTTATTAACGATGGTTGGCAATCAAGCAATCAGTATGGTGGACCATATAAATACATTCCTGGGGAACATTACTGGGAAAGTACCGAGGATGAAACTCATGATGCTGTTATAAAAGCTATGGCTCAAGCTGCAAAAGCAGTTATGGATAAGAGAGTAGGTTTATAAAATGACACCGGCAGCACAAGTAGTTTCTCTTATTAAAAAGAATATTAGTCAATTTGACGGCTTAAAGAGCGAACATGTTCACTCTTTTATGATTAGCCAAGAAGATAAGACTAAAACTGATGCAATTATTGTTGTGTCAGAAGCACCCGGCGGTCGTCACGGATATGGAAATGGTGTACCTATCTTTGAAAGACGGCGACTGCAAATTGAATTTTATTATCCGAAAAATTACATGAAAGATATGGAAGGACTTGAAAAACAAATCAAGTCCTTTTTATTTGCCCACGGTTTTGTTTGCTATGCAAATGCAGGGCATGTAATTAGTCCGGATCAGCAGAACATAACAAATACACTCAAATTTAACTATCAGAAGGAGGATATTATTTAATGGCAACTATCGGTCTAAAAACGATTTATACTGGCATTAAATTACCAAACGGTAGCGTTGCCCTTGACGACCAAGGTGTTGACCCAACCGGTATTTTTGAAATCGATACTAAGAAAGAAAATGGAAACTTAGGTTCTAAGAGCTTCAACATTACAAACTTGACTGGTACTACAACCAAGATTGTTGGTAATAACGAAATCGTTGATACTTCTGTGGGATCAAGTTCACCAACTGTTGCAATTGACTCAAACATGATTAACCCTGAAAAACTTAATAAGCTTTTGGGACGTGTTCAATTAGGCGACGGTGGATGGGCACCAGGTAAGACGACTGTTGAAGTTGGTTTAATTGGCGTAGCAGAAGATCCAATTTATCACTCACGCATTTTTTATTGCTTTGGTCGTGGTACTTTGGCTAAGACTACTCAAAACATTCAAACAAATACTGATACTGCCCAAACTCGTGAGGATGATAACTTAACCTACACTGCCATGTCTTACGATAAGTTTAATTCAGAACCATATGCAGTTTACTGGGAAAAGAACAAAGATTTTAGTTTGAAGAAGATGTTTGATCGAGTATTTCCAGGTCAAACTTTCATTAAAGATCCGGCACAACCAGCTGGCAAGTAATAGAAAAAATGTGATGAGAGAAAGATTTTAAGAGCACGTTCATTAAGTTTGATTAATAACTAATAACCTAAGTTTTTAAAATCAGCGTCTCAACATTAAACATTTAGCCTATATTAAGGCTTTTTTTATTGCAAAAAAATTAATAGTACAGAGACGAGAGATATGAGACGAATTTCTAAGGAGACAAATTAAATGAGTAAAGTTGTTACTTTAAATGCTAAAGATGTATTGGGAAAAGATTATCCAGTAATTGATTCATTTGAAAATGTAAAGAAAACCAGTAAAGGTCTTATTGCTATGCTCAATGCAATGGACGAAGTAGAAACTAAAGCAAAAGAAGAGAAGAGAGACCCACTTTTGCCAGAATATGCCCTTGTTATTGACGAATATATTATTAAGAATGTAGCCAAATTATTGAATTTGGGTACAGAGGATACCAAGAAATTAAATGAAATGAGCAGATCTGACGTAGCCGAATTCTATGAAAAAGTTGCAGAAGAATTTTGCCAAATGCGAGTGCCATCAATGGGAGCTATCACTGGTGTCGGTGAAGAAGACAAGGAAGACAATTCAGTAGAACAACCTAAGGAAAAGCTAAAAACAGTTGACCCAAAATAGCACGCCGAAAGATTTGCTGGGAATTAAAGAATTTAATTGAGGATATTGACTATATAGCTCAATGGAGCTTAGAGCAAAAAAATATTCCTCCTGATGAATTTTATGGTAGTTCGCTTTCCAATTGGACGGCTGCACAAAATGCTAAGTCTCGTGAAGATAGGGAAGTGGATCCACTTCAATATGCACGTCAAATTGGGGCTATTTAAAGAAAGGAGGAATAAATATCTATGCCTACAATTTCAGGCTATAAGTTCGTTATTGACTTAGAAGATCGTGGCGTCACGATGTCTTTAAGGAATATGAAAGCTGCGGCTCAAGCCTTAAAGGCTGAAATGAGAGCTAACTTTTCTATTCTACAATCTGGTGAAGGCTCTTTTGCTGCATATAGTCAAAAAGTGACTGATGCATCTCATGCTATTGAACAATACGGTAAAGTTATTGCTAACTTAAATAACCGTCTAGCCAACTATGGCACTAAGCTAACTGAATTAAGAAATCAAGAAGCTGAACAACAAGCAACACTAGATAAGTTAAAAAACTCTAACGAGGAAAATACCAAGCAATATAAGGATGCAGAAAAGGCTTTAACTAAGACTAAGAACAGCATTCAGAGTTTAACTAGAAGTCGACTATCTGATTTAAAGAACTTACAAACGCAAAGAGCAGCACAGCAAAGCTTAATTGAGCAACAAAAGCGTGCAGAAGAAACTTTGAAGCAGCTTAGAACTGGCATGGCTGACTATCAGCGTATCAGTAAGAGTGTTTTAAGCGTAAATAAGTCTTATGTTTCTTCAATGAAAGAAACAGGACATTACTTTAAAGCTAATTCTGCTAACATTAAAACTTTAAAATTAGCTCATCAATCATTAGCTTCTCAGTATAAAGCAGAGAAAGATGTTGCTCATCAATTAGAACTTTCTACTACTACTTTATATAAGCGATACGATCAGGAGCGTTCTGCTTTAACTAGGATTAATTATGAACGCAATCGTGCTAGGAATGAATTAAAACAACTTACATCTCAATATGGTTCTAATAGTACACAAGCTAAGAATGCACGAGATAAAGTTGAACAACTAAATACTCAATATACAAATCAAGAGCGTCGTCTTACCGGATTGCGCGAAAAAGTCACACAATCAACAGAAGCTTACTCAAAACAGGCTGTACAAGCCGGAAAAACAGCAGATCAACTTGTAAAAGTTCAACGTGCAACTTCTGGATTTAAAGCAACAGGGTTAGGACGTCTAACCACCTCTGTTGGTCAATTCAATACTAAATTAAAGGAGTCCACTTCTCATACGAGAGAGTGGGCTTCTTCTTTAAAAGGCGGTTTTGCAGCAGTTAGTGCAGGCGCTGTTGGCGTTACTGCTGGTCTTGGCAAAGTAACGTCAATGGCTGGCGAAATGCAGCAAAAATGGGTAACTGCTAAAAACTTAATGGTAACTGGCAGTGAGCAAGCTGTTGAAGTTACTAAAAATTTAGCATTGATGCAAAAGGATGCTTCCAAGTATTCAAAAGAATATGGAATTTCTCAAAGTGAGATTGCAGATCAATACACTAACTTAATCAAACGTGGTTATAACTCTAAATCAGCTTTAGGTGCTATGAAAGACGAATTGGAAGCAACTAGAGCTACAGGAGACGAGTTTAGTGATGTTGTAGATAGTGCTTCCCAAGCGCTAGATGCTTTTGGACTGAGAACTAGTGACACTGCTCAAATGGCTAAGAATACTCACCGTGTTCTTAACGCTATGGCTTATTCAGCCGATTTAACTGCAACTAGTTTTAAAGATTTAAGTACAGGAATGGCTTATGTTTCTGCCCCGGCTAAACAAGCTGGTTGGGACATTGAGCAAACATCTGCTGCCTTAGGGATGTTGTCTAATGCAGGTGTTGAAGGAAGTCAAGCTGGTACTGGTTTACGTAAAGTTATTGTATCATTAACCAAACCTACAAAGGGTGCAGCTGCTGCCTTAAAAGAGGCCGGATTATCTATTAAAGACTTTCAAGATAAATCTGGTCAATTAAAACCAGTTGATGAGATTTTTAAATCTATTAACCAAAAAGTTGCAGGTTGGGGAAGTGCTAAAAAAGGTGCTTTCTTTAAATCAATATTCGGAGCCACAGGAATGCAGGCTGCATCTATTTTGGCTCAAACTGCTGGTGGATTAAAGGCTAATGACGACCAACTTACACAGTTAATTGCTAATTCAAGAAAAGCAGAAGAAGGTTCTGGTTATGTCCACCAGTTAGCCCAAAAGAACATGCAGACCACTAAAATGCAACTAGAACGTCTAAAAATGACATTCCAAGATCTTGCAATTAATATGGGTAAGCAAATGCTACCTGCTATTAATAATGTTGCTGATGCATTTAGTAAGTGGAGTGTATCAAAAGATGGGCAAGACGCCATTAAAGGAATATCTGGTGCTGTTGGGGATGTTGCCAATGCAGTGTCTAAGCATAGCAAAGATATCATGGGATTCTTTTCTGGTATTGTTCAGGGAGCTAAGACTGCTTCTAAATGGATACATGATGTAACTAAATCTGTATCCGACTTCTTTAACCATACCCCAGTAATTAAAGATGCTACTAAGAAGGTAAAAGACTTCTTCAAGTGGGCTAACACCCAAATGGGTGGAAATAAGAATAATAATGCATTTGTTCGTTTTGCTGGTCAAGCTGTTGGAGCATTAGCAATGCTCGCTATACCGCTTTTAGCAATTCGCAAAACAGCACAAGGCATACGTGCAATCTTAATGGATGTAGGTCAGTTTAAAAATTGGATTACTGGTAATAAAATTGTGGATCAACGTGCCAAGGATATGAGACGCGTTGTAGAACTGCAAGAACAATCCTTAAAGTTAACCCAACAACAAATCGATCTTGAAAAGAGAAATCAAGGTTGGGGAGATGCCACTCATAGTGGAGAACATCCAACTGGCAAAGAACCAACAAACAAAGCCAATATGGTTGGGGATGTTGTTGATGCTGTTGATACAGTAACGGATCTTAAAGGTGGAGAAGGCGAAAAAGTAGCTAAAAATGTTGAAAAGATGGGCGAAAAACATGCTCATTTCTGGCAACGTGGCTTTTTAGGAAAACTTAAAGGCTGGGGTTCTAGTCTCATTTCCGCATTAAATCCAAGCAATTTGATTCAAAAATTTGCTGACTTGGGCGATAAGATTGGTAGTTTCTCGGGTAAAAGAATTGTTGCTAAGATCAAAAGCGCTGTTTCTAAGCTTAACCCAACCAATCTCATTCAGAAGTTTTCTGCTTTAGGTGACAAAATTGGTAGTTTTTCTGGTAAAAAGTTTGTTGCTAAGTTTAAGAGAGCAGTATCTAAGCTCAATCCTAAAAATTGGAGCATTATTCAAACCATGGCCAATATCGGTGATAAAGCTGGTAGCAAATCAGGTCATGGCTTTGTTTCTAAATTTAAATCAGCTTTATCCAAACTAAATCCATTAAACCTATTCAGACGACATACCAAATCAGCAAGTGCAGCTGCTGAAAAAGCAGGTGGTACTGTTGGAACAAAAGCAACTTCTGGATTTTTAAGCAAGTTAAAGGGCGGCAAAGTATTTGGTGCTATTAAAGGCGTTGGATCCGATCTTTTCCATGGCTTCTTTAATGGCTGGTCCTTAGCCTTTGGATTAGTAGACAATGGCTTTAATATTATCAAGGGTATCAAAGAAAAAAATTCCACTCAAAAAGCTCGTGATCTTGGTTCTGGCATTGGTGGTGGCATCGGTGCAGGAATAGGTGGAATGCTTGGTTCTATTGTTCCTGGTATTGGTACTATGGCTGGAGCCTCCTTAGGACAGGCAATAGGCAGTCAAGTCGGTAAGCTAGCTCCTGAAATTGGGAGGCTTTTAAGTGCCGGATTTAAGACTGGTATTAATACAGGCAAAGAGGTTGTAGGAGCTTACATAAAATACGCCAAAGGAGAATTCCAAGTACTTGGTGATCTTATTCATGGGGATTTTAACAAAGCTTGGAAAGATGCTTCTAAAGGCTTCCATCAATTTAGCGATGGAATGGTAAAGTATTTTGATGAACATGGTGGAAAAGGCGTTAAATCTTGGGTTGGCAAATCAATTGATACAATAAAAAAAGGCAATTGGAAAGGCGCTTGGGATAATACCGTTAATAGCGCAAAATCAGCATGGGGCGGTTTTACTTCATGGTTTGATAAAAACATCTTAGGTAAAACTAAGAAAGCAACATCTAATTCTTCAAAATCTCCATCTACCAAAGGTAAAAAAGTCGTTAGTTTATCAAAAGCGCGTGCTTCTAAACAGGACATAGCTAACATTAAATCTATGACAGCAGCGCTTAAAGCCTATACCACTGCTTTGAGTGGCCTTAAAGCTACTGTTAAGAAAAATGACCCATCTACAATTGTTAATAATATGAACAAATCAATTATTAACAGTACTAAAGGTTGGGATAAAGCAGCTCAACCCATTAAGAAGATGGGTGACGCATTTAAATATCTTGCTACTTTCGCCAAAGCAATGGCAAAGAAAGATGTTTTTAAAGCTTTTAATACTGATTTGCCAAAGCTAGATAAGACATTAAAAACTCACGTAAATTCATTAAAGACTAATCTTAATAAATTAGGTGATGCACTTAAAGGTGGCAAAAAAGGAAATGGTATTGAAAAGTATGCTAAAAAGATTGTTGACGCTTTAGCTAAGCTTACAGATAAAGCTAAAAAAGTTAATTCCCCAATTAAGACATTAAAGTCGTCATTTAGCAGCTTAAAGAGCTCACTCTCAAGTCTTGTAGGTAAAGGATCGAAAAACACTCTATTTGATAGAGTAGGGCGGGGACTAGATCGTATGCAGACTAAGTTCTATCACGTTTTACGTGGTAAGAACTCTATTCAAAACTTAATTGATAAGTTGGTTAAGAGTCTTAAAGATAGCAAACTTGATGATCTTTTGACGAAAATAGAGGGACCTTTAAAGAAGATTGCTAATGATCTGAATAAAATGTCGTCTCCAATGAAGAACTTTGCCAAGGCTATGAGTACTTTGGGATCAACCATGAAAGTATTCCAAACTGCTAAAGGTAAGAAAAATCCTTTAGATTCAATGGTTGAAAGTTTAGAGAACTTAAAGAAAGCATTAGCTGGCGGTAAAACTAAGACTACTGTGGTCAAGGAACTTCAAGATTTAACAAAAGCTTTTGCTGGTTCTGGTGGCAAAAAATCCACAGGTGGTTTTGTTTCTGCAATTCAGAAAGTAAACGATCCACTTAAAAAGTTATCAGGGTACTTTAAGGATCTAAATAAACCGCTTGATAGTTTTAATAAATCTATCGCAGCATTTACAGGTAAAGGTAAGAAGTCTAACCCATTAGAAAATATGGCTTCTGGTTTTTCCGATTTGAAGAAAGTTTTCGATACTAAAAAGGGTAGTAAAGGCTTAGCAGATCAGATCAAAGAGATGGGCGAAGCTTTTGGTGGTAATGGTAAAAAATCAGTTGGTTTAGCTGACAAAATTACCAAGACTAATAAGCCACTAGATACATTTACTTCCAGTTTAAAGTCCGTCGCAAATAACATTAAACCGGTCAACAGTGGTATTAAATCCTTTAGCGATTTACTAAGTGCGTTTGCTAAGAAGAGTAATGCATTAGATAGATTTGCATCATCCTTGAAGTCATTGAATAGTGCTTTAAAGAAGTATCCATTTGGTGACACAATCAAAGATGAAGCAAGCACAGCATACAATGCTTTAAAAGACTACAATTTTGCAAAGGAATTTAGCAGTCAAGTAAGTTCCTTAAAGTCCAGACTAAGTTCATTTAAGTCCGCTTTTAATAAGAGTTGGAAGAACCTTTGGGATAACCTCCATACAGTTAGTGCTAAAGGCTTAGATAGGGTTGATACATCTCTTTACCGTGGCTTTAAGCAATTACAAAGTAGAGCAAGTGCCTTTTATAGATCATTTAAACGCGGATGGTCTAATTGGATAGATGATATCCAAACAATGTTCTACCGTGGGGTTAATAAATTACCTGGCTACGCTAGCTCAGCAATGCAAGATGTCATCGGAAAGATGAATAGAGGTATTGGTGGGGTTAACAAAGTTATTGGAGAATTTGGTGGAGACAAGAAACTTGGAACCATTAGATATGCTGATGGTACACATGGAGGCCATCCAGGTGGTCATATGCTTGTTAATGATTCTCAACGTCCTCACTGGAAAGAACTTGTTAAGTTTCCACATAGACCATGGATGATGTTTAATGACAGAAACACCTTAATTCCGAATGCACCCGCCGGTACGCAAGTACTAAGCGGAGAAGATACTCATAAAGTGATGTCTTCAATGGGTATTCGTCATTACGCTGATGGAACTGATGATACATTAGATCCTGATAAAGCTGAAAAAATTATGGATGCTATTGATAAGAATCCATTAGGTGAATTAAAGAAATACTTCTATGGTGCAACTAATTTCAACGGCAGTCCATTTGTATCTGATTTCGGGCCTGCTATTTCTAACGCTTTTTTGAATGCAATTAAAGATCCTTTTAAGAAAGCAATTGATGAATTTGGCGGACAACTAGCAAATCCTGCTGGTGCGGGTGTTACTCGTTGGATTCCGGTTATTAAACGCGCAGCCAAAGTCATGCATGTTAACTTAACAGCAGCTGGATTATCTAAGTTGCTAAGTAATATGCAACATGAATCAGGTGGTAATCCTACTATTGTTCAAACTGTTGATGACATCAATATGAGAAATGGGAATCCTGCTATTGGATTATTCCAGTTTATACCACAAACATTTAGTTCCTATGCCGTAAGAGGTCATACTAATATTAGAAGTGGGTATGACCAAATCTTAGCGGTATTTAACGATTCTAACTGGTTTAGTGATATTGCATCTGGTGGTGGATGGGGACCATCTGGTAGACGTAGATATGCCAACGGTGGTTTTTCATATGCTCACCAACTTGCTGAAATATCTGAGAATAATAAGCCAGAGGCAATAATTCCGCTTGATTTATCTAAGCGACCAAGAGCTTACCACATCTTGTCACAAATCATTTCAGGCTTTGCCAAAGATGAGCCAGACAATGGTGGATTTGGTAGTGCAGGTACTTCTGTACTTCAAGATGAGATTAATTCATTAAATAATAAGTTTGATACTTTAATTAGTTTAATGACAGAACTAGTTAATGGCGATCGGGTAACTAATATTAATGTTGATGGTAGAACTATTGCAAGAGCTACCAATTCCGCATTTAGAGCGCAGAATGCGTTAGATATTGAAAGAAAGAGGAGAGGCTTTAGTGGCGTTTAATGAAGAGGTCCGATATGCGCAATTTGTAATGGGCGATCATAGCTCGTTAGATTTTGGTATTCAAATCAAATATCCTTTTACTCTTGCGCATTCGACAATGGATGTTTCGGCTGTATCAATTCCCGGACATTCGGGCGATTTACTTAGTCGAAATCATAGGTTTAATAATTTTACACAAACAATTAATTTGTATGTAAGAAAACCACCAGGTTATGATACCTGGTCACGGTTAGCCGCGGACATTAATAATTGGCTGATAGGAGATACCTATCAGCTTTTTTATTTGAGCAATTTAAGAGAATGGGTATTAGAAGCATATTTAACTCAACCACTTGCCTTAGAGCCACAGAATGACTTAGAGGCTAGTGGTTCAATAACTCTTAATTGCAAGCCCTATATGAAACGTGAAGATGGATTGCATTTTATCCCATTGAATTCTGCATTGCCGATTGTCAATACAGAAGTAGAAACAGCAGAGCCAATCTTTCACATAGTTGGCAAGGGAGACATTAGATTATCTGTTAATGGAGATAATTATTATTTCAATAACATCGAAGATGAGATCTACATAGATAGTGAACAAGAGTGGATTTATCGGCATAACTTTAATGAAAATATGGCGATGCACGCCGTTTTCCCAAACAATAATTTTCCCACATTTCATCCAGGCGATAATGGTGTGTTTATTTTTGGAAATTATAGCAAAGTTGAATATAAAGCGAATTGGAGGCGATTAGTTTAGTGAAATATCCTATTCTTTTGGAAAAATCTTCGGACTTAGGATCGATGGGATTAGGACCTTTGCGTGGCTTTACAAGCTTAACTACTCAAAGAGATAGAAACGCAATCCCTGTTCTTTCAGGCAGTTACGATAAAGACGACGAGATGGCAAAAGAGCTAAAACCCGGTCGAATTATTGTCACTTCTATGGGTCCTAAAGATGAAGAGCAGAACCAAATGTTCCGCATTAGTAGCGTTGGTGGGGATGAATTAACTTCAATTTCAGTACAGGCTAATCATATTGTCGGAGATTTGGCTTATAACCTTATCAAGAATGATATCAGTATAGCTAATGCAACGCCGGCAATGGCTTTTGATGCAATCAAAGATGCGCTTGTAGATCCTATGCCACAATTGTGGTTTACAAGTAACATTCGTAAGGTTGCCAATCTTGGATGGAGCTTCAAAGATGGTAAAGCTGTTACTAATCTCTTGATGGGTGAAGACCAGCAGGGAGACACAGTAACTAATACGATGCAAGCTTTATATCAAGGCGAGTGGGATTTTGATAATTACTGGTTAAAATTCACTGATAAAACCGATGTAATGCGTGATACAGGCATTGTAATTAAATATGGTAGACGGCTCAAATCGTTAAGTCAGGACACCAATATTGATAATACCTATAATGCAATCATGCCTTATTCCTTTTATGATCCTAGTCAAGAAAAAGAAGGTAAGATCAAAGACTATGACGCTTCTGGTGTAGTTCAATACATCGGTACTGGTGGCGCTTTGACTTATGATAGTCCATTTAAAGGGCATCATCTAAATGGAACAGTACAAAACGGATCATACTACCATGTAAATAAAATTGTTACCAGTGGTGCTGTTAATGATGATACTTGGTATGAAATTGGCAATAACCAATGGATTGACCAACACTTCTTCTCTTATGACAAGAGCAGAGCGTACATTGTTAATCCGATTAAGGCCAAGGGAACAATTAGACTTAATGACGCTACCAACGATACTCAAGGATTAATAGTTGATTTTAAAGGCGTTGGTACTATCGAATACGCCGGCAACGGGAAAGTGCCTTTATGGACTAGTCCTTTTGTAGGCGGTCATGAAAGTGGTCAATATATAAGTAATGGTAGTAGCTGGAAGATATATAAGAAGGCTATCGCTTATGACGGTATGGTTTGGTACTGTCTTGGAAACGACAATACTCAATGGGTTCCTTCTCAATATTTCTCTTTACAAAAAACGGGGGACTACGCAACAACCCCAACCATTGGTATTTTAAACATTACCAAAGCAAAGAAAGATAAAGATGATGAAGGCGTAGTTGCAATGAGCTTGCCAGGCACTGGTAATAGAGTTAACTGGAATGTTGGAGTTGGATCTAAATGGAAAATTACTCAAACCGCTAAAGATTCAAGTGATAATACTTGGTATCAAGTTAGTGCGTATATTTGGGTTAAAAATAATGACTACGTCGACTTTAAGGCTACTGGTACTGTTACTCCTGATGAGGATAGTATGCGTAATCAGATTGCACGTGCAACAGGTAGAGTACCAATTTATCATGCACCAAATGGTACAGAAGTAACTCATGATTACTTAACTATTGGTACACAAAAGCTCATTACAGCACAAGCTCAAAACCAAGATCGTGTCTGGTATGAAATTGGAACTAATCAATGGGTAGATTCTTCGTTTTTCAGCTTTTCAGGTGATACAGATGTCCCACCGGGTCAAGATGATAGCGGGACCGCTGTTGAAATCAAAGCACAAGAAGAAACTATCATGCTTCCAGAACTTGTGATGCGTTCACCATTTACTAGTGGTAATGAACAATTACGAATTAAACCTGTCGACTTTTCAAGTTATGGCGTTGAGAAAGATATTAATAAGCTAAGAATGCTAGCCTCTACATATATGAAACAATATCGTATTGGCTATCCTACTAATTCATTTACTATTACTTACCAGCAAGTATGTAATGAAGTTGATTTATATGATTTAGTGAAAATTCATTATGAAAAATTAGACATCATGGATGTGGCCGAAGTTAGTTCTGTTACATGGGATGCATTGGCTGATGAATTTACATCGATCACCTTAGGACAATTACCTGTTGCTCCTGAACACCTGCTGGGCAATTATATTCAAAATATGGTTGATAGTGGTAAAGCTGAATCAGAAAAGCGAGCTACTCACTTGTTTGGTGAAATGAAACAAGCAATGGAACTCAAAAATGCTGACCAAGATGCAGCAATGATTAAACTTTCTGATGAATTAGGAATGGATAGGCAAGTAGTTAGAGATAACATGCAGCAGCTTAAAGATATGGTTACATCCATTAATGCTACTGTTTCTGATGTTCATAATTGGATTTCAAGTGGTGGTGGTGGAATTATTTCTGCTTATCCTAATTGGCAAAATCCTACAGAACTGAGAGCGCAGAGTAAAACAGGCGGTTACATGAGATTTAACTCTGATGGCTTGGAATATGTAGGACGAGATGGTGTAGCGAGAACAGCTATTGATAGTCAAGGACGACTGATTGCCGAACGTATTACGGGCGGAACCATCACAGGAATTAAACTTGAAGGTATTACAGTAGATGGAAATTCCTATCTTCGATCAATTGGAGCTGATGGTGCAACTGCGGTTATGTCAGGCTCTCATGGTTTTTCCTATACTAGTAGCGGTAAAGAAAAAATTGCTCTTGATTGGGATAAAGATTGGGCAATATTAAGACTAGGTAGTCAGTACCTGTATGCTTCTGATATAGCTTGGATTCGTCAACAGCGTGGTGGCCGAATTCATTAGATAGAGGGTGAAATAGATGAATAACGATGCTGTTTTAACGAAAGCTTTAAACGAAATTGCTCGTTTAGAACTAATCAACTTTCGACAAGCAGTTGCAATTGAACAACTGCAAAACGAAATCTCAATTAGAGATCAGATGAAAGGAGGTCAAAACGTAAATGACACAACCAACACTTCAACTGAACACGAACAAAAACCTAGCGTCAGTGAAGAACATAACGATTAGGGACAGTGGTAATAAAGAAGTTTTAGAAGCTTATTTCTTAAACCATGAAGGACAACCTTATAATTTGGAAAATAAGACTGTAACTTTTATGGAAAATAAAGACGGAGATAAGTTTGTTTCGGATCCTAATGTTCAAATTGTAAATGCGACGGCTGGATTTGTACGTTATACTTTACAGAGCCAAGTACACTCTGCATCTGGTATTGCCTGGTTTGAAATTAATGACAATTCTGGATTGGTTGATTCAACTGGTAACTTCAACATTCGTGTTGAAAATGGATTGCGAGCTACTGCTGATAATACAACTTACATCGCCGCTCTTGAAAAATTAAAGCAGCAAATGGAAGCCTTGATTAGACAAGCTGATGGCGAATTGAAAGCTGAATTGCAAAAAGCGGAACAGCAATTAAATCAAGAGTTGCAGAACTTTCGTAATCAATACGGCGCTTTAAGCAATGATTTCCAGAACCAGTTTAAGGCTGCACAAAATGCTCGTCAGCAAGATTACAACAATCAAAAGAATTCCATTAATCAAGATTGGACGAATAACAAAAATCAGATCTGGGGGACATGGAATGGTGATAAAGCTAATATTGATAGACAAGCGCAAGACACTATCAATGCTATTAAAGACAACGCTAAGCAAGTTCTTGATAAGGACCAAGCTGATTGGAATGCAAAGCAGGCTTCATGGAATGATACATTTAGTCGTATTGTTAAGGAGTGGCAAGTTAAAACAAATAGTTTAAATAGTACTGTTCAAGATTTGACTAATAAATTTAACACTATTATCGGTCAAGTGTCTGACTTGATGAATAATAAGCTTCCTACTATGAATGCTAAAACTGATGCAGTTCAAGCAAAAGTAAACGAGCTCAGAGCTAGTCTTGGTCAAATTGACTGGACTACTTTCGCCAGAAGAACAGATAACAGTGGAGGTGTAAATCTACTTCCTAATACTTCAACGTTTAGGCTTTTTAGTACAGGACATTATGGTGACAGTGATGCACACAACGGAATATCTATAGATCCTAAAAATCAGTATTCCTCGGATACAAACATTAATTTGGTTAAAACAAAAATAGCTCATGTGTGGGGCGACAAAGCGAAAAATGCTCCCCTCAATATTCCAGGTGGTGTGTATTTGCCCGCAGGAACATACACATTAAGTTTTCTAGCTCGAACAAACGGTAGAGATGATTCCCCAGTATTTCATTTCGGATTATATAGCGACTGGACTGATAATCATGGTGGAGCTCCGCTGGCTACTTCTGATGCTATAAACAATAAATGGGGAAGACATCAGATAACTTTTAGCATTCCAGAAAGTTATTATCATGTTACCTTGCGGATACAGCAGTATGATGATGCCGCCATTCCAGGCGGCTCCCTTTACTTTGCTAATCTAAAGCTTGAATCAGGTTCAATTGCTACTGAATGGTGTCAAAGCTATCTTGATTTTGACAGATTAGATGGTCGTCATGATCCAGTAGATTCTCCTGATTTCAATGCATTAACTAATACTGGAACGTATATGATTACTCAACCTGACCATGGTCATAATTATCCTGTTGCAACTTGGGGTATCTTAAAAGTTGATAACGCTCATGATTCACGTATTGAACAAACCTATTATGAAGACGCAAATGCAGCTCATATATGGCATCGACAATGCATAGACGGTACGTGGAAGCCATGGAAAAAACTACCGAATAGTGATGATGTACTATCTGTATCTGGCGGAAATATGAATAAAGGTAGCTGGATTAATTGGGATGCGCATAGTGCATACAATGCTCATGAAGGAATAATCGGTGGTGTCATGTGGAACGGAGCTTCTGATAACATTAAAATCTTTGGCGACAATAACGCAAGCGATAACTTAGATCTAGCTATTCAATTAGGCGATGATAACTCCAATCACATTTCATTTCGAAGAGCAGATGGTAATGAAGTAGCTGCTATTGATATGAATGGTAATTTCACTGGTTGGACTAATTGGGCTAAAGTAATAAATACAGGCATTAATAATCCAACTCTTGGTAGATATATCAGTCAAAGCAACACGTGGAATGACATTATTGGTCAAGATAATGGTAAGAATGCATTAGCTGCAATTAGAGATCAATCTAACGGACAAGGCAATACGATTGGAAACTTCTCATCAGGTATTGTCTTTGGTGGTGGCGATACTAAAGGTATGCTAAACGTTGCCTACGATAAACCTCAAGCTCGAATAATCGGCGGTAACGGGAATGGTCCTGTATGGCACAAAGACATTGCTTGGAAAGATGATGCTAAGGTACAAGTTGTTAGAGATTATAATATTGAAACTGAACAGCCAGGGCCAAGAACAATAGAGAATGCTAATAATCCGTGGTTAGTTGACCAAGTCACCTTAGCTACATTTGCACGAGCTCATAGAGATGTGCGAAATCACACGGATTTCAGATATCCGACAGATCAAGCTTGGAACACGGCAATTAACCTAAATAGTGATCCTTATTTAGATACGGGGATTTATAAGATAGGTAATTGTGCCATTATAAATGGGCCATGGTCTGACGTTGATACTAGACGATGGTTATTTTTACAAGTGGCAAAATATGACGACAATTCAATCTATCAAACAATTAATTATGGTAATGGTGAACTATATAGTAGGTGCGTTTCAAAAACTACTAATTCGTATCCTGGATGGGTACAGTTTGCTACTATGGAACGAGTTGCACAGAACGTATCCTCTGTTTCTGGTAATTTACAAGCGTTTATTATGGATCAGCTTAAAGTAAACAAGCGTGTTGATTATAGTAGTCCAACAGGAACTATTACTAATGAAACTGTTAACTTTAATGATTATCGTGAAACGGGGATTCTGAAAGTTGTTAATTGCCTTATCCAAAATGGCCCATATAGATCTGATTATCGTCATACCGTGTTCCTTAAGATAACTAATCTTGATGGTCAAACTCAATATCAAACTGTGTATGAGGGAGACAACCTTTACGGCCGTAAGCTTTATAATGGCTCTGGTCAATGGCATAAGTACACTAACACGCCGATTTAATATTTTTAGTCCTTAACCAAATGGTTAGGGATTTTTTTATGGAGGAATTTAATAATGACAGAAGAAACTTCAAATGTACAAAACGTAACAGAAAATGTTCAACCAGTTGCTACACCAGCAACTAATACAGAAAAAGCACGCGCTGTAACAATGAAGACCTATTATTGGTCAACTGATGATGTGCCCTTTAGAGTAATGACATCAAATGATGAAATTACTGCTAATCAATATCCTTTAGTAGTAACTGCACCTGATCCAAGTCTAAAATCTCCAAAGTATGATTGGATGAAGAATGAATGGTATGACATCAGTGAACAATCATATGGGCAACGCTTAACCGCTGTTGCTGAAAGCTTGAAGACCCTTGAGGGAAGCATTACTAGCCTGCAAGAAGCCCACAAGGACACTGTGCAAAGTGCGGAAGCCAGCGATAAGGTTATGGATCAACTGCAAGCAACTGTACAACAAACTAACAGAATGGTTGCTAGTTTAAGTGCAATGATGGTTGCATTGGGTAAAAACTCTCAATCCAATAATGAAGTAGCAAAATAGGAGGCACAAAATATGAATTTACAAGCAATGATTGCAGAAGTTCAAAAAGAACTAATTGAATCATGGAAGAACCAATATAATTGGGGATGGTTTGGCAAAAAAGAAGAGGCTAATAATACATTTCGTGGCTATGTTCAAGAGGGTATTCTTAGCAAAGAGGGTTACAAAGACATCACGGGTGAAGACTATGACCAAGCTGAAACAGTATCTAGTCAACCTCAAGCTTAATGATTTACAGGTTATTATTGCCTTAGCCATGATTGCCATTGGTGGATCTCTTTGGTATGACCGACATTATTTCTTTTGGCCGCCTAATTTGCAAAGTGCACTTAACGATTGGAGAATAGATATTTTTATTTTGCTAGTTGGCATAGTGCTGTTTTTTGTCACCGCTTTTAGACCTGACGATACCTTGTTAATTCGTACGCTTTTAGTAGTATGTGGAGGTATTGTATTAGGCTTAGCTTTCTTGCAATTAGGACACATTATCTTTACATCAGAATTCAGAATGGGACACACCGCCATTGGCGATGTAGTCCTTTTTCTTTTAATCTTGCATGTAGCTCATAATCGCTAGGAGGTGTTTCGCTTGCATATAGATCTTATTATTGGCGCTCTTGGCTCATTGCTTGGTGTGCTAATAACCGCATATAACGCATATCACAAAAACAAGCGAGATACTTTCCAAGATATTGTGACAGAGTTAAAAAGTGAACGTGACGATTACAAGAAACAGGTTAAGCATCTACAAGAAGAGAATGAAAAATTGAAAGAGGAATTACGAAAATGAGATTAGATATTAATTTGATTTGGGCAATTGTAGTTTTATCAGTAGCGGGAATGGCTACTGCTTACAGCTTGAATAAGCAGAAATTAGAAAAATTAAAGCTTACACATCCTAAGCTTGCGATAGTTTTAGAAACGGCGGGCGAATTAGCCTTAAAAGCTACTACTTATCAAGCATCCCTTGATGATAAAGAAGGTGCAAAGAAACTGTATGATGCAACTGATGAAGTTTATAACCAATTAAAGAGATTATATCCTAATGTACCAATTGATCGTGATACGGTACGCAATTATGTACAACATGCTTACGATTTCGATATTAAAAACAGCCAACCTAAAGCGAATGTAAAACTAGATGGTAGCGACCTTGCTAGCCACATGCAATCTGTTTTAGGTAGCACTAATGTTATTGCTGATTCAATTGATAAGAAATAATTATGTACACCTACAATCAATATATTTTTAATTCGTTTAATAAAAGGAAGAGAAACAATGGCAAGAGAAATATTCATAGATCTTTCAAGTTTCCAAAAAGATCTAACAGTAGACGATTACAAAAAGCTAGGAGTCAAGAAAGCTATCGTAAAGATTAGTGAAAGCACTAATTATGTAAATCCATATATCCATGATTTAGTTGATAAAGCAGCAGCTGGTGGTGTTAACGCTTTTGCATTCTACCATTTTGGTCGATTTACTAATGATTCACAAGCTGTCAATGAAGCAAAATACTTTATTGACAATTCTAAGGCTAAGATTAACGTAAAACCGAAGACTTTAATGATTTTAGATGCTGAAATTAGTGGTATGCCTACAAGTTCAGTAATTGTCTTTTTAAAAGCCTTACGAGATGCAGGCTTTAAGACTGGATTCTACACCGGAAAGAACTTATTAACTAGTTTTGACTTAGAAGCAATAAAGCCATACATGGATTTCTTCTGGTTAGCATCATATCCAACAGTTGCACCAGCAGATAAGAATCCTGATTTTAATTACTTCCCATCTGCTAAATACGTAGATGCATGGCAATATACAGATAATTTGCTTGGAATGAAGGTGGACGGATCAATTACTGTAACTGATAACGGTAAGGATGTTTTTAATGCTAACAATTCATCCCAATCTAGTGAAAATAAACCTTTAGCACAACCTAGCAAGCCCGCTACAAATCCTACTCCTGCTCAACCTAAAACTTGGGTAGACGCACAAGGCGATAAATGGGTAGAAGAACATGGTACTTTTATCTCAAATACCTACATCAATTTGAGATGGGGTGCTAAAACAATTAGTTCAGTTGCAACTACTATTGGACCAGGTACGGAAATTAAGTATGATGCATATTCAAACCACGATGGCTATGTGTGGTTACGTCAACCACGGTCTGGTGGCGGATACTTGTATTTGGTCGGTAGAAATGCTTATACCAATGAACCTTGGGGTACTTTTAAATAGTTATGATATAATTATAGAAAGAAAAGTGCTAAGGAATTCTACGTGAACTTAGTGCGCATGTTTTAGTTGTAGGCTAGAACATGTAAAAATCCTACAAATTAAAAGAGCCACTTTAGGGAGTTAATTCTCTAAGGTGGCTCTTTTTTTGTGTTATAAATTATAGTAGGTGAGTTGATATGTATGATTTATTATAATATTAACATTGACTTTAAAGCTGGACTATTTTATATCTTTGTATTATAGTTTTTGTTCCAATGGATAATAAAGGGAAAGATAAAGTAAAAGTAAGTTTTTAAAGTTGGCGCACATTTGGCACACAAGTATTTTTAGAAACACTATAAAAGCCGCTATAATAATGAATTTTATAGTTATATAAAACGTAAGTCCGGTTCCCGCAAAGGAACCGTATACTTGCGGGCTTAAGTAAAAATATTATTGTGACTGAAGCTAGAAAAAGATCGGGCTCCTTAATTACTGCAAATATTGCTTTAGAAGAAAATCGCAATATTTTTGCAGTTCCGGGACCAGTCTCAAGTCCCTTGTCAGAAGGCCCTAATGAGCTAATTGCCGCTGGTGCTTATCCATTGGTTAATGCTGATTTTAAAAATTTGCTTTAG